TGATCTTGGCATTTGAGGACACCCAAAAATGTCAACGGGGTAGTCATCTTTAGTTGTTGTGACATCGACCGTGATACTATTAGTTGTAAAACCAGTATATTGCATTCCCTGTATTGAAAATACATTGCTTGTTTGTAATGACGGAAATTGTTGTGTAAATGTGCCTCCTGTGATTTGTCTATATTGTTGCTCAAAATCACTCATATTGATTCTTTGATCTGCAACATAAACATATTCATTAAATTCAGTTAAAGCTTCAGGCGCTCCAATTAGTTTTAACAAACACTCAATGGACTTTCTAGTACCTTTAGATTTGAAAAGGTATGCAGAATTTAAAATTAAATTTCTATAATATTGATAGTTTAACTCATCAGGAGTTTGTCCTTTAGATAAACCAGAAAATGTGTTAGTTGTTGGTGAAAATACACTATTTAATAATTGTTCATTAGTTATTGGGGATATATTAGTTTTCCAACCTAAAGTTTCTGCCAAATTTTTCAATAGTTGTGATGGAATGTCATTTTTTACAATATAATTGACATTATTCATATTTGCCAAAGCATTAATGAATGTTTTTGTTTCATCAAAACTTCTACCATATATTTGTAAAACTTTTTCAAACTTTTGATCGGTCGTGTCAAATTCTTTTAATGCTGCCGTGGTTAAAAATCTTGATATCAAATTAGTTTTATACTCATCTAAACTAATACCATAATCACTTAGTCTTTGAAGGTAGTTATCAAACGCATTAGACTGGATGTCTAAGTTCCAAATACCATTAAGTGGGAATGTTGCGTATTGCTCTGTAAAGACATAAGTCCCATCTTCATTTTCAATAGGAACTCTAAAACTTGCGGTATATATTGGATTTACATTTCTATTTAATAGGAAGTTTTCAACAGGATCTAAACTATAATTAAAAACTTTGTTAACCTCAATATTATTAGGTCTAATTACCAAATATTCGTAAGAAATTGAGTTGCCCGAAAAAGGATTTCCTTCAACAATTAACTTTAATGTTATTGAGTTATTATCAGTAGGATAAAGGAAATTAACAGGATATTCTTGTTGTCTAATAAATAATGAATATTTTTTATATTCGGTAGTCATGTCTCTTAGTGGTGAAACAGGAATTTCTTGTAAAACTAAATTTCTTGTTGCATCAATTGAGAAGTCTATATCTAAAGGGTTATTGATTGATGTTAATTTTATTTCAAATTGTGTTTCATTATCAACAACATCATAAGTCGCATTTATTGCGGTTTCGACATTTAATAATTTAGAGTTTACAGGTGATATTTCTAAAGCCGCAGGAAAATAGTTAATAATTTTGATAACAGATGTTGATAACCTTTTAGATAATGAACCATATTCTGTAAAGTTAGTAACTTGTGATAAATCATAATTGGGATATACTTGAAAATTGTTTGTTAGAATATTTCTTGCCTCTAATAGACCTTCAATATTCATACTTTTCAAACTCATTGGATCCGAAAAAGTACCTATGTTGAAGTTTCTATTTTGTTTTTCTGAAATTGATGTTGTGAACTCGAAATTAGCCTGTGTAAAACCACCTCCACCAACTAGTTGTAATCCAACTATATTGTCAGAGAATGTTCCTTGACCGCTAGCACTTTGTGGTGGACAGGTAAATTTTTGTGTTGCCATTATGCCGTTATATTAGTAAAACTTTTACTGAAATCTATGTTAGTACCCCTATCTTGTCTAACCTCATACAATAAAGTATTGAATTGGTCTTTAATCTCATAAAGGTTGTATTGTTTATATATGTTATTATTAGAATCGTAAATGGTGTAGATTCCGTCATCAATAGATTTAGTTTGATTACCATACAACGCAATTGCCAATGTTGAGATGTCTTGGTCAACAATTTCTATTTCAGTAGTTATTGGATTAAAGTATGTATTTGTAATAATAATATTTTGATTGGGTTGACCAATATATGGTGTCGCATTTGGTTTGTTTGTTGGTGACGATGATGGTGATAGTGTACAGAAAATTAAATTAGTCGCACCATCAACATATCGATATCTAATCGATTTTTGAATTGTGTTTGTTAAATTTTGAACAACAGGTTCACAATAAAAAGATGAGGTTATAATTCTAAAAAAGTTTGGTATCTTGGTTCCACTAGGATTTAAATATTCAACTCTAAACCCAACTAAACCTTGATTAACGAATTTATTTCTATATTCAATTGGGACTTGGTTAATATCAATAACAATTCCTTTAACATTTGGTAATGCAGATAAAACACCACAATCATTAATCACCGTTCTAATTTCGGCGGGTCTTATTAAAAGGGTGTAAATACCTAATTTATTAAATTGATTTGCCGGTAATTTTAAATTGTATAAACCACCTAATATTTCAACATTTGCATTGCCTCCAGTATCAGAGTTATGAAAATAAGGTCTTAGAACATCCTGAGCGTTCAAAGTTGTCAAAATAAAATTATTTGTATCATCCCTACTTGGTGTATATGTTAATATAATTTCTACATCCTCGGGACTAACATCTGAACCTCTTACCGTCCCATAACTGCCTGTTGCCATATTTTTTTTTCTTTTTAATAAATAGTTATGTCGTTATTTTTTCGACATTAAAGAATCCATATCCGTACTTTTCTAAATCACCAACGTTATCGACTTCACCCAATCTCATAACACTTTCTAATGGTGCATAAACACCCCTTTCAACATAAACATTAGATAACACTTGTAATTCATCTACCACATTTAATAAGGCTTCATTTTTCGTTATTGCACTAAGAATAAGATCATTTTGAGTAAAACCTGAAGACTCAACAACATATATTGTGAAATCTTCATAATCATAATAAGTAATATTACCTAAAGTATATGCGGTGTAAATTCCTGATGGGTCTGGTCCTATAAATTCACCAACTTGACCGGTATTTCCCGTAACAGGTCCATATACGTACTTTCCACCAATTAAACTACTTATAGGTCCATATTGTATCAATTCACTTATTGATGACTCGGTGTAACCTGTAATTAGAAAAGGTATTGTTGTATAGTTATAACTATAAAAATCATTTATATTGGTGTTAGAGTTTCCCGTAAATATATAATCATAACTTATTGGAGTTGCAGACCAACTTCCACCTGCGGGTATAAAAAAAGCGGTTCCATTTGGGTTTGGTATTGTAGTCCCTGTAAATGGTACAACTACGTCTTTTTCAACATAAGATATACCCCACGGAGAATATGATGTAAGTGTTATTGTATATACATTACTACCCGATGGATATTGGTGAAAAACAGGAAGTGGGCTTGTTATTGGTTGTTGTGGCGATCCATCTCCCCAATCAATTACATATGTTGATTGTTGTAAAAATTTTGCAAACTCAATGTCAGATGTATTGTAAAAATAATATGAATAACCTAAAGGATCTGTGATAGTATCGGCACTAAATAAGAAATTTGTTAGAACTTCTTTCTGTAAAATTGCACCATCAAATACCGAATAATAACCAATATCCACAGTATTTTGAATTAATAATAAATTAACACTTAATCCTGTTAGTATTGAATTTCCGTCAGTACCTCCCGATAATACCTCGCTCATTGGTAAATAATACCCTGTGTTTCCTGTTATCGTTGTGATAGTTTCTGCCGTGATCGGACAGCACGGATCTATTAAAATTTTAATATCCGTTTCACCTGTAAATGGTACAGAAATTAAATCACCTTTTATATTTTCGGGTGAGACTACAAATTTATAATATTGTGTATCCATTATGGGTTTACGTATTCATACCACTTTATCGGATTCAAAGATCCTCCAATTCTATTTAAACCATTCACATCAGTTACTTCATAAGTAAAATTTGAATAATTCAATTTGACTCTATAATAAAAATAATCCGCTCCATTAAAACTAAATTTACTTGGTACCAATTGTGATTGTGGTTTGTTTGTCATTTCAACAAATACCCCCAATTTACCATCAAAGAATTTAGCACTCATATAAAAAGTATCTATATTTATATAATCTCTATTTCTTAACCAATAGACAAAAAACCCTTCCTTATCACCTAAATAATCCAACTTAAATGTTGGTATTTTAATATCAACATTTGGGATTTGAGGCCCTAATTGTACGTTTTGTGTTAGACCTTGTTGAGTAGGTAATATAATTGTAAAATAATTTTTCTGAGTCCTTTCATTTGGTGTGTCGTAAAAATCCAACTTGAAAAAGGATTTTACAAATGAATTCGCATTATAGTAAACCTCTCCTACCGTAAAACCTTCGTTTATGTAAGTTGACCCCCAATTAGATTGGTTTACAGTATTTGCGGTTATTGGTGTAATTTTATCATAAAAATTAAATTCATAATTAATATCGGTATCTTCATTTGCAAATGGTTTATGTGAAAATCTGATTACCTCAAAGTCTTTAATTTGACCTAATATTTCTTTTAGTACCGTATTTTCATATTCCTCAATAGCCTGATCTCTACCTGAAAAATCCCATGTCATTTCAACAGGAAGGTTCAAATAACTATCTAAGTCAGATCGTAATATTTTAACTTTATTCACATTCATCTACTATCGGGTCTTGTATTTGGGTTATGTCAGGTGTAAGAATACCTTGTGTATATTCACTATCGACATTGTAATTTTCGGGTGTTATTCTAAATACGATATTTGTATATGGATAATGTTTCCCATTTAAAAAAGGAAAATCTACCCCATTAAAATCTTCATCAATATAACCATAAGGTAATAGGTCTCTCCATCTAAAACTATTTGATAATTGTGAAAAGTAAGCATAATCAGGAATTCCAACCACCGATTCATCCCCTTCCTCAACATAACTAGAAAAACTTCGTATTTGAATTGGGGTGTGTGGATCATAAAAATATCCAAGTTGATTTGTTGGAAGTAACCCCGTACTTTGATAAAAATAATTTGTATTAAATTTGATTTTGTGTCTATTTTCGGAAATCACTCGTTCTTGTTGATCGTAGTTATTCCATTCACAAAAGTCCCCATCAATAGTGTCACCACTTGTTAATGTTCTATTATAATAGAATGGTCCGGTGTTATTATATAAACTATTGTATTGTAATTGATGTATATTGGTGTTAGATAATGGATTAGACTGATCCCACCATGATGATGGTGAACCATTATTTAAGTATGTATTAAAAAACCATCCTTGTTTCAAATTTCTTGTCCATCCAAAATAACCTCGCCATATTGTAGTAAAAAACAACTCACTAATTGGTCTTTTTTGATTATCTCGATAGGGTTGAACGTCGATATCACAATTAAAACTTAGGGTATATGACTGACTAGATTCTTTCACTGAAGTTCTAGCAACTTGAGTGGGTGTTAGAGCTTGTTTTTCAAATTTAGTTTTGGTGTTAAAAGCGTTTTGCTCAAAACCCGAATTAACTAAAACAGAACACTGAACATCCGTTATTATTTTATGTCTTCTAATATAATACTCACTTTTTGTTTCACTAATATTGTTAATATTTATAACTCTTTTTAAAAACCCTTGAGTTCCTGTTAGGAAAGTGTTACCAATATAACCAACATTTACTAAATTAAAATAGTATTCATTAGAATCAAATCCTGGTGTTCCCAAACTTGTCACTTGAAAGTAGTTTTCACCATTATAAGAAATAGTTAGCTCTACGTAATTACCCGCAGTTAATCCATGTGGTAATGGACAATAAAAACTAATTATCCTTTTGTTTTGTTCTGAACCTACACGTATCACAAATGGTATACCTTGAGACGCAACCCATGTCCACGAATTATTTGACTTTGGTTCAATAAGATTTAAAGTTTTAGTGTAATCATTTTCAAATGGATAACTTATGTAATGAGTCCAATTATATGTAGAAGCACTTAATGGTTTAAAATTTATGTGGTTACTAGGGGGTGCGGTGTATCCAACAACACCCCTATCAGTTCTAATAAAATCAAATTCAAAATATTGTGGAAAACCATCCCATGGTGTTGGTAAGGCGCTTTGTCCAACATTTCCATTAGGAAATGACGTGATTGTGTTTTGTATTTCATTTGTATAATACAAATTATTTCTAAATGGAACATAGGTAGTTGATCCAGTAATTGCATTATCAAAAACAAGACTATACTTACAAACTGGTCTAAAAATTGTAGATTCTTGTCTTTCTTGATCGAAAAGTTCTTCTAAATTAACATTTATTGTTCTATCGTATTCGTTAATTAATTTGGTACTTTGTTTTAGTGGTACATCAATAGCCCCATCAACATTTATACCCCCTTTAAATCTTCGGTCACCTAATATTATATTTGTATTTTCGTCGTACATTAGAAGTCTGCAACATATAGTTTATAGAATTTATCCACTGCGGTATTTCCATTTACCAACCCGAAATAAAAATGATATGGTGCACCAATAACAAAAGTAGAAATTGGTGTTACGACAGGACTTGGAACCCCTTGTAAAACGTTAAATGGGTTAGGGTTTGGTAATAGTGGGTTTGTTGACGTGAAATTACTTATGAATCCAAACTTTGTAGTTGTGGTTCTATATTTCTCAAGTGGTGTGTCAAAATCAACATCTTGATATTGTTTTTGAAAAAATCCTGCTTGCGAGTTTACACTATCCGTATACCAATTGTTATTTTCATTACCAAAAATACTAGACCCACTTCTTAATGACCATTTGTAATTTGGTACAAATTGAGATTTAGGGTAACCGAATGATTGTTGAATTAAAGGTAATTGATTGAACGTCTCAATCCCTGGTGACATAATTCTTCTATATCTAAACTCGTCGGTTCTTGAGGAGAAGAATACACCAAAAACAGGTTTAGTTTGGTTCGCATTACCGCCTTGATTTCCAAAATATATGTATGAATTTGGGTTAGTAATACCAATTAAATTTTCTGCAATAAAAGGTGAAACTTTCCATTCAGAGTTGATTGATATCATTTGAGCGATATCACCATCAATTCTTTGACCCTTTCTATCGTTATCAAAAAATTCACTAACACCAATACCTTCTCTAACGTTATTACCTAAAATACCGGGTTGCATACCTTGTCTGAATGTGTTATTTAAAATTCTAGATAAGAAGGCCAATTGTAATATGTCTGAATTGTCTTGGTATGATGTTGAGGTTGTTTGGTTTGCATAATAAGAACCAAATGAAGGATTAGAGCAAATTTCATTAACAAATAGATCTCTTGGTCCTAAATCAACCACGGTTGTAGGGAATTGTATTTGTTTCACGTTATATGCAGGTCCGGGGAAATTTATTAATGCTTGTATAAAACCACTTGTATTTGGGGATTCTTTACCAACAAATTGTTGTGTTGACTCATTCCATGGTGAACTTCTGTAATAGAAATTATTTGTAATATCATTATGAATTATAACATCATCACAATACGATTTATAAAATTTTCTTGAAGTGTAACTTGGATTGTTTGGATCTAAACCAAATAATTTTCTAGTATTGAAAGAAAACATATATAACACACCATTTACCCAATTATTTTGAAACGTTTGTGAAAATACTCCTCTACACGCAGCAAAGTTTAAGGTAAATCTAACTTTCCACTCTAATAATAAAGCTGAGTCGTATTTAAATGCGTCTCCAATTAAATACCATCTTTTATTTGCAACCTCATCTCCTTTATTTAATAAACAATAACAACCTTTAACAACACGACCCGGAGGCATTGAGCATTGATCTGCTGGTATAATACCTACATTATTTCCACTACCAGAATAACATTGTAATGATACCATATTTTCACATTGGAGTGTGTCGGTTAAAGCAGATGTAATGGGGTCAAGATCCGCCTGTGATCCATCAGTTGAGTCAAATCCCGCCTGAATTATTTCAGGTGCTTGTTCTCCATTCGCAGAATAAAATGTAAAATTATTATTTTGATGTAAACCATATCCCGTTGTTGATGCGACCCCGTTTTCAACTCTCGTTGAGGTAGGAATACGATCACTTCTCATAACAATTCTATTCCTATCTGTAAAGTTTACTGGAGTTAAAGATGTGTTTCCGTAATAAACAGGTGAATATAAATAATATAGTCTATTGAAGTTCGTAAGTGGAGGTGCGTTGTTATAATATCTATCCTCTCCAAGAGCAAGATATGAAAATGGATTATTAACTATAGTTATTCCAAATAAATTTAAATTTGTGTTTGATTTTAAATAAGCACCTCCACCAGCACCTACCGATAATGGTGATGGTGGATTTATTTGAGTTTGATAATATGGTAAGGTACTTTGAGACGGAAATACAATTGGGTTGGTTGGTGACGCCAAATTATTAGAGTTTGGAGGAACATTGCCTGAAGGTGCGTAAGATGAATAAATATTATCATCAGTCGCCAAATAATAATATGGTAATGTGGATGTAAATGCCGTAAAATTAGGGTTAGAACCTGACGGCCCACTTATTTGTAATGAATATGAATTAAAATACAAATTATGACCCTGATTGTTTCCTGTAATGTGTGATTTTGGTTTTCTTGGAGTTGTCGGGTAAGCCTGTATAGGTACATTCAAATAATAACTACCACTAACAATTAAATTTTGATTTAAACCAAAACTTGTCAAACCAAAAATTCTAGACAAATCATATGAAATATTTTGTTTTTGAGTGTGTGGATCAACCCCTCTAATCATAATAACGACTTCAAAATTTTGGTAACCTGGCATATATTGTAAAGCCGGTGAAGTGGTTCTGATGTTATAATTAGGTCCTCCATATCCGGGTAATATACCACATTCAGGTGTAACATACTTAATTCTATGAAGTAAGTATTCGTTAGGAAATAAACCTGGCGTAGTGTTATTTGACATAGATAAGAAACTACCCACGGTCATACCAGTAATGACTTGGAAGTATTCAATGTCCGTTGGGTATTTTAAGTAACTTTCTTCATACCCGTTCACTCCCGGTATACCCGGTATCGATGATGGTACTGCTGTCTCCGTAGTTGCGGTAATAACAATTTGGGCTTGTAAGTTAGAAGTTTGGTCAATATTTGAAAAGTTGGCGTATCCAACATTTACAGTGGTTTGTCCCGTAAATGTTACACCAGTTATTGAGTTGGTCTGAAACTGATTAAAACTAGCACCTGTCAAGTTAACGAAAGAGTTTGAAAGGTTTGGATCTTGGAATGAAAAGAATTCTCCTATACCTAAGGAATTAGTTGTTCCAGGGTTTGCCAATACCACCAATACTTGATCGTAAAAATCATTTGGTGAATTATTAACCTTAACTTTAACTCTATTTGGCCCAACACCTGTACCTGAGTTAGTAAAATATTTATCTCTAGTGTTAAATTCGTTTAGTTTTTGGGGGTATGTAACTGATGTTGGAATTGCAAACCATCTTTGATTTAAACCATTGAATTTTTTAGCTGCCCATAAAAATGGTTGTGGGGCGTGTAGTAAATATTTTTCATTCGCGGTTAATTTAATAGGATCAGTTGAGCTTAAAATATCATAACCTGAAAATATTCTTAAAAAATCAAAATTAGCTCTTACAACTAAGTCAACGTCAATATCTTGTTGTTGTAGTGTATATGAGAAAGATTGAAAGTCGTTAAATAATCCTCCACATGAAAAATTTCCATCGTCAGGATTATTAGAATCTATTGGATTTTGATTTAAATTTGGGTGTGATATTTCATAAGATCCTGGTGAATTTACAGGTGCTAAAAAACTTTTTGGTGTTGCCAACTGAAGATTTGATCCCGCTCCAGACTCAGCAATTTGTGAATCTATTTCGTCTTGTATTGATTGAGGTGTTACATCGTCATCCAACTCTGCGGTGTTACACTCACATTCACATGTTGTACAATCGTTGTAAGTTATCATTGGAAATCCTAATCTAGGTATGTTAAGTCTTCTCCAAGTTCCATTTTTAAAATCAAATATAGCGTTTGTAATGAAGGCGAGATAAACTATTGATGATGCAAATGTTAAAATCGCGTAAGCAGCGTCTCTGATTGCAGCTAAAGTGTCTTTTATCAGTTCAGGTGTTAAACCTGGGTCAATAACAGGACCAGCCGCCGTGAAGGATATTAAACTTAAAGCATCGTTTACCGCTTCAGCCGCGGTATCAATTGCAACCGCCGCATCCTGATAACTATCCTTAATGAATTTAATACTTAAAAACAATAAAACCCACTTTAGAATTGGCCAAATAAAAGCAACAAAATGTGTTACATATAATAAAGTTAGTAACGGAAATATTAAAATATTTGTGAATATATTAAAAACAAAAAATATTGGGTCAAAATTTCTTATAATATCATTTACAGGAAAAGTATTATTTGTTGAGGCACATGTTCTATCATCTATTTCTTTAATCCCCAAATGTTTCGCTCTACCAATACCATTTTTATATCTGTCAAGAAAAAGTGCTGTAGTGTATACTTTGTTATAATTGAACTCATAAAACCTATCCTCACAATTAATTGCTTCTTGTATCATTTGAGTATTCCCATAATCATTCCAATCTAAAGAAAACGCGTAAGATCTATAAACATCATATAACTCAATAGGATATTCTGTAAAAGTGAAATTTTGTGGTTGGTTTGTATTCAAAGCAATACCATCAATATAAAACGATGAAAGAGCCGGTATTGTGATTTGGTTTGTGTCACCAAAGTATTGTTGACCATTTATATAAATAATAAATGACGATGTGTTTGGTGCGCTAACAAACTGAAGACCTACAGGTCCAATAATCTGAGTTGGCCCTATGTTGTTATTGGCCGAAATTTGGTAGTTAAATGTTGTTGGTTTTTTAATTTGTAATGGATCTTTATCATATGTTGACCATCCGTATTCTTTTATATTAGGAACTAAAAAATGTGCTCTTTGGAAGTTACCACTATAGTCTTGATTTTTTATTCCGACTTCTTTTTTAAGATTTTCTAAGTTAGATTGAATGTCGGATATTGTTAAATTTTGTTCTTTATTAACCCACTTGAATTTAAATCTGTATTTACCCTTCGTTGGTATTCCTTTTGTTGGGTCCTGAGATAATATTTGTTGTCCAAATTCATCGGTGATAACATAGTCCAAATTCATCGGTAGGTTAACCAAAAAAGAACCATCTCCATCTATAACTTTTCCGTTATTTTCTAAATTATATTGCTCTAATATTGGGTAACCATCTGAATCTGTATTAATTGTTTGTCTAATCGCCATTATTTGACCTTCACCCGCAATTAATTCACAAAGATTTCCTGTGTTGTTTTTTGGTTTACAACTTATTCTAAGAGCGTCATCATTTGTTGTTGATATTATAGACCCCATGAATACTGAAGTAGGTTCTATTTTAATATTCGCCAATTTTGTTAAATCAAAATCAACTCTAGTAATCCCAATTTGACAAATATCGGTATCACCCCAAAGAGGTCTTACATCAACGTCAAAATTCAAATTAACTATTTGTGGTAATGAATCTAAATTTGTAGATGTTTTAAAACTAGCTCCATCGACTTGGTCTTCAGTAGCAACACCTTGTTGTATTAAATCTTGCGGTGAAAGTGAAAAACAACCTATATCTGATAAATCAACATCCATAACCACGGTTTGATCACCCAAAGGAACTCCAAAAATCATGAAATCACCACTTTCGTTGGTTTTAACTGAAAATCTGTAGTATTTGTCATACACTTCAATATAGGATTGATCCATCAAGGCATCGGCTCTTGTTGGAAAAGTTCCTGTGGCTTGATGTCCGATATATGAAGGATCTTTTGGTAAAAGGTTATATCTATAACCTTCCTCATTTCTATCGGATAAGTTTTGGTATGGGTATAATTCAGCAATAATAGGATTTAATTGGTCTTCAGCTTCTAATGGTATGAAAACAGAAACTCTGGCGTTTGGTATTCCAAATCCATTATTAACTAAAACTCTCCCTACTATAACTCCATAGTCTGAACAAAACCGAGTGTACACATCCTCGGATAATAACTTTAAAGAAAGTATCTCTAAGAACTCAAAATCTTGGTCTAACTCTACGTTAATATATTTATCAACACCGACTTGTGTTCTTATTCTATATGACTTAGGCATTAATTTTTTACTTTTTTGATAAATAGTTTATTTCCTATTTTCAAAAATAGGTCTCAAAGTCAAAAAATAAATTACTATGAAAAACTAACGGTTTTTAAGTTAAGGACTCTAACCGTAATGTCTTTATTTGGGAATCTAATTTGATAGATTTGCGAAGGTTCTGCAAATATTGTATCAGCAAATAATTGTATCTCACGAGTTAAAGGGTCCGAATATGTTTGTGATGTTTCAAATGACGAATATTGACCTCCAACTAAGTTAAAAAATTTCATATCTGAAATACTGATAACCCCATTTTGACTTTGGATTAATCTTTTTAATTCAGAAACAACAACGTTTTGACCTAGTTGTCTTGTAAGTGGATTAAAATAGTCAGAAATGATTTCAATTACTTTTGCAACTACCGCGCCTGATGTTGTTGAGCTATCCAACACAACATCACACTCAACGGCTAAATCTATTGGTTGAGCACTTTCAATAGAAATATAGTCATTTATCATTCTATAGTTTGATAAATAATTTGCAACATTTTGTTTTAAAGTGTTTGATATTACATCAGTTAAATTACCACTAGTGTCATAAGACAACATCTTAATTTTTATTTTATTATTCTCTTCGGTTATCGAAACTTTTGCAGGCGCTCCATAAATAGATGGCATTGTTCTAAGTATTGAGTCATAATCATTTACGGTCACCGCTCTGTTTTGTGCGGCAAAGTTAAATGAAACCATTTGTCTAACATCTTCGGTTGTTGGTGCATTCGCACCTCCGATTGCGGCAGTTACATTATTACATCTAAGACTATTAATAACACTTCTATTTACACTAGCGGACGGCCCATTTACAGAGAAAGAAACCGTACCAATCTGATTGATAGTATCAATACCTAAATTACTTCCAGTACCTCCACCTATTCTATATTGGATAAACAAAGTGCTATTAGATTTTAATGTACTTCCTAATCCTAAATTATTAGAATACCTTGCAAGATCAAACCCTTTACCATCTCTGGCGAAATCTCGTAATTGTTGTTCTGCAGAAATATTACCACCACCAAATGTTAATTTACAAAAACCTTCAGGTGTATATTCCGAAATAAATTTTTGAGATGTTGATATGTATCTTCCAACTTTTATACCAGGTTGATCGGATGGTTTAGTTGGATCTTCAACAAAAACTCTATCTTCAACCAACGCTTTTACTTCGTACCATCTATCTGGTTCAAGTGTTATAAAATCTTGTGGTTGTGGTATTGTACTATATTGTGTTCCGTCTTTTAATAAAACACTTGTTATACCTAAAACATTTTTTTCAGGTAAAAACAATGGGAAATATGGTACAACATCATTAGGTGTTATAACTCTTTTAAATACCTTTGTAATTCCATTAACAACAACTTCTCTTTTAGTGATAGTGTAGTTTATTAAATTACCATTAGAATCAAAGTTTGGGATTTTTAATCGATTTGGGGTTCCTTCAGCGTTAATTGGCGATGCAAAATCAATATCATATACGGTTTCGAATGGTTGTCCCGCACCATTCACTTGAGAACCTCTTCTTAATATACCACAATATCTTAAATCTTCTCTATCTCCAAAAGCAGGAACCGTAATTGAAAAATCGACTAAAGCAACCGATGGTCTTTGACCAGGTACTTTTAGACCATATGTTCTCGCTATGTTATATATTGATGATCTTTGTTGTGCAAATTGTAATACGGTTTCTTGTATACTTCTATCAATTTGAAATTGTAGGTTATCAGTTACCGCGGCGTTAAGATCTAATAGTACAGAAAAAATTCCAGCATCATTAAAATTTCGAACTAACTCAGGATAATAAGTTCTTGTGAAATTTATCAATTCGGTTCTTATCCCTTGAAAATCTCTTGTCGTATAGGAAATCTTTTTTTCTGCCATATATCATTAAATATTGATAATAACAAAATCACTACTTTCAAACGCCTGATTTGTTACTCTATAATCTATTTTAATTTTTGCGGTGTGTTCTAATTGTGATATGTTAGGTACTTTAAATTCTCTTTGTTTAAATTCATTTACGGTATACCCTTTATCTTCCAACCCCGCCGATGCCGGTTCTATCGTAACACTTGTAACCAATAAATTTGGCATATATGTTCCGATTGATTCTCTAATATCGGCCTCAATATCAGAAAATGTTGGTCCATCTAATGGTTCAAAAATATACTCATAGAGTCTTGTCCCAAAATCAGGTAAATAATATCTAGTACCCTTCTTAGTTAAGATCAAATGAATTAAAGAATTTCTAATTTCTTCTTCATTTGTGCTAGAAACATCTAAGTATCTACCAACAAATGAATCTCTGAAAGGAAATGTTATACCATATGAAATACCTGTAGACATATCATATATAAATATAGTATCCTGAATTTTTATATAAATAAAAAACCCTCCGTTGCGGAGGGTTAATTTTTAGTATCTTCTTTTATATTGTCTTCGTCTGTAGTTTTCATCCATAGTCCTTTTGTGTCCTTGGGGTAAATCGTCGCCTTTCATTTTTTTATGATATATTTTTTCACCTGATGCGGTTTCGGATTGTTCAATTGATGGGTCTTCTTTAAGTAATTTAGCAATACCCATTAATAATGCCGTTGCCCCCCAACTTACAGCAAGACCAGCAACGAAAGGAGCTCCAACAGTAGTAGATAAAAGACCTCCAATCGCAATTGCTGCCGGTACACCACCCCAAGCCGAAATATTAGCGGCTCCTATACCATGTAATATTTTTGACGCCTTATTTCTTGGGCTTTCGTTTTCGCCAATTTCACCACCAATTTTATCTTCGATTTTCTTTTCTATTGCAGTGTGTACTTCTTTCGCCGAAGAATATTCATTTATTCCTAAATCATCTAAAACATTTTTTAACTTCACTTTATCTCTTTTATCAAAATTTTTGTAAATATCTTCAATTTTATCTTGAACTTCCGGTTTTTCTAAAACATCATCCACTTTGGCGGCAATTTTGTTTTGAGTTTTTTCTTCTTTAATAATTCGTTTTACAATACGACTTAAGTCATTTTCAGTTAATCTTATAATTTTTTTCATTATATTTTTTTTATAAATATATTGTAAAATAAAAAAAGTAAGGAACTTATAAAAAATTCCTTACTTTTTTAACATTAAGTAATTTCGCAAGATCCGTTTGCACAAGCCAATTCACCACTTAAGTTGGTATTATCTTGTAACTCAATTACTTTTGTTAAATCAACATCAGTTAAAGTTTTAATCAAACGATTAAAATCTTCTTCTGTACAATCTTCAAAAGGTGCTTGAGTGTATGTTCCACCATTATAAGGAAGAACTGAAAGTCCATTATAAAATTTTCTATTGTTCCACATCCAATCACCCACCAAGTCCCACTCATCTTCTTTGATTGAAACTGTCGCTGATACGTTGTGTGAATTTTGTCCTCCTCTGTGTCCAAATTTAATCCACTCTTGAGATACTTTCTTAACACGCTCCAACATTTGGGATACTGATTCATGACGAAGAATAGAACCTTCAGGAGATTTTTGTGGAATTGTAATTACCGCAGTATCGTGAGGTCTAAAAAATTCATCTTCCACCAACTCAGGGTGATTAATTGCTAAGTAAGAATAAATTGCTTCGTTTTTACCTACACGAATTCTTCTTAAATAGAAATCATTATGCCAAGCGTGAATACCTGAAGATGTGCCCAAAACCAAAGATGATGTTCCTGACGGTTTAACAGTTGTTGTTCTTGCGGCCTTGTTAATTCCAATAAGGTTTGCCACTCTTTCATTCTCTTCTTTTACTGTGATTGCTGCGGCTTTTATGTCATAACTTAAAACAACACCTGAACCAATACCTGTCATACCAACCCCAATAAGAGCGTCTTTTTCGGTGGTTCTTTTCCAAACATCACGAAGGTAATGAAAGTCAGTGTACCCCGCTTGAAGTGTTCCAATAAATGCTGCCCCTCTGACTCTTTTTTCAAAATCTTCTTGAGATTCGATATCAGAGGCATTTACCTCACATAAGTTACAGAACTGATAAGGTCGAAGACCGATCTCACAACATGGGTTTGTTCCCCAATCTTTGTCGTTTGACAAATATATTCCAGGTTCTCCTGCTCCTGACAACTCAATTCTTTTCCAAAGATTTATAAAGTATTCTTTGGTTACTTTGTGACGAAGTAGTACCGCTGAGTTGTTAGCTCTACCTCTTTGTGGATTTTGTTCCCACCAACTTCCAGATTTACAAGAGATCATTTCATCATCATCTGCAGAAAATAATGAAATTAAAGCCGCTCTACGAATACCACCTGCCAATACTGCATCTGCAATATGACAAACGATATCATGGGTTTCAATAGGTGAAAGTTTTTCACCGTCAACTTTGTTTTCAAATACTTTTGTGATGTTATGAATACAATCTTTCAATGGTTGTGGTCCTGGCGCTTTTCCACCTGAAGTGACCAACAACGCTCCTTTTTGACGAATATCAGAAAAATCAAATACTGGAGTTGATGATTTAACACCTAAGTATGATTCGATTAAAACTTTAATGGCGTCGGACCATCCTTCGATACTATCACCAATCAAGTATCTTCTTGTTCTACTTGAATTAGGTTTTTTAATTTCAGGAAGTTTTTCTACGTGATGTTTTTGAACTGAAAACCCAACTCCGGTTCCTCCTAACAACAAGAACATTGTTTCTGAAAACGAGTCAGGGTGATCGATTGGCATGTAAGCACAGTTGTAAACTCTGTTTGGTGAAATCTCGATTGGTTTTCCACCAAATTGTAATGATCTCATAGATGGTAGGATTTTTTTATCATATACCATTTTATAAACTTCTTCAATCTCGTTTTTGATTTGTGGGTACTTCTTTTGATGCATTTTTTTGTTTCTTGTCACCAATTCTTCCCACGTCTCCCGTCTGTTTTTTTCGGGAAGAAACTTAGCATATTTCATGTAAACCGTAATATCACTTAATATTCTTTGCGAAATGTTCATTTTTGTTTTAATTTAACTTTTAATTATTTGTTTGATCTTGAGAGTTTTTTTGTTTTCTTTTTTCAAGAAGTTCTCTAACTCTTTGTCTTTGTCTTTCTTCTTTTTGTTCCTCAAGACCTAAGAAAGTCATCGAGCTTTCAGTATCAATTTCAATCATAGCATTATCAAACTTACAATTCTCGAACACAACCCCATCGTCTCCAATACGAGACTTGGTTATTGCTATTGTTGCCAACTTTAATTCTTTCTGTTGTAATGTTTTAGCTAGCGATATAATAACGTGTCCGACTTGTGCCTTTTTAATTGATCCCCCCATTTGATCCGTGGTCACAACTTCAGATGAAATTGATGATCGGTTGCCTTGAGTTGCGGTCCAACCAACTATGTTCATCTCGTGACACATCGCTTCAAAAGCTCTCATCACAGACCCTTCACTTTTCCATTCGTCACCAAGATTTTTGTCAGGAACTATACAATCAATATAATCTAAAACTACCATATCAATCTTAATTCCGTCAGAAACAATTTTTCTAATTTGATTTTTTATTTGTAACATAGTCATTGTATCAGACGGAAGTTTTTTCAAAATCAACTTATTTGACATCGACACTTCAATCTGTTTAACTTTACTCATAACCTCATCTTTTTTACCTGATAAATCGTCAGGATGAATTTTAGTCCATAGGGTAAAGTGTTTTCTTTGAATCACCTTTGGGTTGTCCTCAAAAAATATCTGAATAACATTAAAACCGAGATTAAATGCGTGGTTTGATATTTTTGTTAGTATGGTTGATTTACCAACACCCGTAGGAGCTAAGATAACTCCAATTTCTCCTTTTGCCAAACCACCTTTTAACAATCTGTCGATTCCTGAAATACCCATCGGAATTGGGTGTCTGTAGTCCTCTTCAAGTACTTGGTGAAGGTTTGAAAATACATCCAACATTGATGTATCTTTTGATCCGACCTGAAGGGCCGTCTTTACCATTTCTTCAAGGGTGTCATAGTTTTCAAATTCACCCCCGTCAATGATTTTTTGCGCTTTTCCCATAACCTTTTGAAGTTCTTGTTGTTTACAGAATTTTAAGGCCTTTTCTTGAACGAAACTAACTCCATCAATAGGCGCGTCTTTAATTTTTTTAATCATATCCAAAACAATCTTTGACGCGGTGCCTTGTTGTAATTCAGATTTAGTGATTTGTTCAAGTGTTTCAAACGATGGTATATGATCGTATTTTTGATAATACTCTCTTATCATTTGAATAATGATTTTAAAGTATTTGTTTTCAAAATAATCATTTTCAATAACGTCGATTATAGAGTGTGAAAAGTCTTTATCTACTACAATTCGATTTAAAAGTTGTAACTGAAATGTGTTCCCTAAATACTCGAAATTTTTACTAGTCGCCATATTTTTTTTACTTTTTGTAAAGATAAATAGTATTATTTTTTGATAAAGTTGGGATAAAAATAATTAAAATTTTTAGCTGAAAAAATGTCAGTTAACTCAGTCATGATTGATTTTAACTTTGGTCGTAGGTCTACGGTATATCTGACCTTCGGAGGGTATACTTTCGCGTCGAACTGTCTATGACAAATTGTCAGGTCTCCAACCTTAATTATTATGTTAAAATTTTCTGGACCTTCTGTAATCGAGGTGTTTAGAACTTCAGGTTTCTCAGAAATTTCATATTGGTTGTCTAACATATAAACAACTGATCTTATCTTCAAATCGTACTTTAAATCGCGACATAAACTTTTAATGTGGTTGTAAAACTCCTCCGATTTATGTGCGTTTTTGTTAAATCCTCTTACGTTGAAGAATCTTTGAACCACGATGTTTTCGTTACACATTAACAAAAATTCAACTTTTGTTATATCCTGCTCTTTCATTTGTTTTTTACTTTTTTTTGTTTCTAAATTTTTGTTTTTCTTTTCTTGTCAATTTTAGAAATGGTTTTAAAAAACTCACCCAAGCGTCGTCACCCTTAGGTAAGTACTTAAAAAATCCATCCTCCATCATCATTCGAATTAGATTTCTATGTCCTCGTCCGTCGGGATCCATCGACTCTGAATAATATATTCCAACTAATTCTTTTTCCTTGTCATTCAAAAGGGGGTTATCTAAGTTTACAAGTTTTTCATTTATCACAAAAAACTCATCACCAAAAATACCCTCTTTTGTTTTCCCACTAAGTATGTTTTGAAGAGCTACGTTTTTTTTTTCTTCTTTTAAAAGTTTTTCACTTTTTTGTAAAATATAGTTTAATTCAACTTTTTGTTCAAGTAACTCAGGAAACAATTTAATTAAAGTTTTCTCACCAAGATAAAATATTCCATCGATATTATCAGAACTATCACCAGTGAGGATTTTAATTGTTCTAACATTATAGTGGGGAACTTCAATATCATGAAGTTTTATTTTGTCTCCCAACTTATAATATTGTTTTGTGGATGGTGAATAAATGGAAACTTTTTCTCCAATTAATTGAGTTAAATCTCGGTCACTCGAGAATATCGTTTTTTCTTCGTCTAAAGACACTTTACAGTAGTGAGCAATTAAGTCATCAGCTTCTGCGTGTTCTGTCTCTAGTTGTCTTACAAACATCTCCTCGAGATATTGTTTAATCCTTTGTTTTTGTTCTAAAAAAGATTCTTCTTTTGATTCGGTCTCAGATGATTTACGATTTAACTTATACTTGGGATAAAGTAATCTTCTTTGAGCCGATGAAGTTTTAGAGTCCCAAAGTACCACAACTTTATTATAGTTGTGTTCCTCCAAGAATTTACGAAGAGTGTTTAGAAAGTGCCAAACTCCACCAACATGTTTTCCATTATGATAGAAATCTCTAACACCATAAAAACCAATTTTTAATAAATTATTTCCGTCTACTAATAATGTTTTATTCATTTATCATACCATTCGATGATTCAACAATTTTGTTTCCTTTTTTCATATTTTCAACAGCCCACAGAGGTTGTAAGTTAGTATAATGGCATAACTTGTAAAGTTCTTCTTCAGTTTTTGCAGAAGATAATGGAATTATATGATCTATATGCCACTCTACTCTATTTTCCCAAGTCATACCGTTACTAAATTGTTTTTCTAAGTTTTCTTTTAGTTCTTGAGGTGTGCATCCAACAATATCGAAAGTTTTGTTTGTTTTTGTAATGTTGAGTTTTTTTAAATATCCTGATAATCTTGACCTCATACCGGTTAATAATTTAAATTCAGGTTCTTGTTTTTTTCGATTCTTCCAATAATCGTTATATTTTTTTCGATTATTGTTGATCCATATTTTCTTTTTTTCAATTTGAACATCTTTAACTTTATCCCAATAGTCTTTAACTTGTTTTTTATACTTTCCAGGATTACTTTTTCTCCAAATCTGTTTTTTATATAAAAGATATTGCTTGTTTTTTTGAAAGTAATTCTTACGCATCTGTCTAATCTTTTCCTGATTGTTTTTTTTATATTCCGAAGATCTTTCATTAAAACAACATTTACAATCAGATCGATGTCCATCTTTAGTTTCTTTTCTTTTGTAGAATTCGCAAATATTTTTTTCTTGACTACACTTACTACAAATTTTTGTTTCCATTTTTTACATAGTCTTTTAATAATTTATTAACAAGGGAAGAAATATTTATTGATCTGTCTTTAAAGTATTTTGGTAAATCAGGATCAACAGATACACCAATTTTTACTTTTTTTTCATGATCTTCAATTTTTTTCCTTCCCATATATTAATAAATATCTATAAAAGTAGAATTATTATAATTTATAATCAAATTTCTTCTTTTTCTTCCTTTAAATCAAAATCACCATCAATTCCAATAATATTTTTCCAATAATCAGCATATTCTTTTTTATATTTTTCAATATTAGTTTTTTCTTCAGCAGAATCTTTTCCTGCTAAAAACCCATGTGGTGTTACAATTATTTTTCCATCATCATAACCTAAACCGGATATATGATTTTTTAATACCGATACCTTACTTCTTATTGCAAATTTGATAGTTCTCTTATCTTTTGTTGCCGTAATTTTTGTTGTTCCAGCACTTTTTTGATTACCGAATAAGAACACTAAAGAGGAATTCAACCAAATAGCCTCTCCGCCTTTCGCCTTAATTTTCGGTTGACCAAAAGGATTATCTGGGAGCTCCACCCATGGTTGTGCGATTATAATTAAACTATTCTCATATTTAGAATCATACTTTCTAGATCCTGAAATCCTTTGGTTAATTCCCATACCAATTTTGTCCGCCAATGCCGCAGCATTATGTTGTTTTCCGCCTCGACCTTCATAAGTCATTTTACATGGAACGGATCCAACCGAATCCCACATTATACAAAGTGAATAATCTAATTCACCTTTTTCTTGTGCGTCTAATAGTTCATTTATGTAATCTGTAATTTGTTCGATGTATTCAAAATTATTATTGAATAAAAAGAAACCGTCCCAAGTCAATTCACCTGTTTCAGTATCAACAACTTCTTCACATTCAAATCCCATAAGTTTGGCGTGTTCAAAAGACCATTTCTGTTCTGTAATAATGAACACGGGTAAAATACCTTTCTTTTGAGCGTCAACGGCGGTTTTAACAAGAGCCGTAGTTTTTCCTGTATCAGAGTGACCTAAATACATATTTAAATGACCAATTGCAGGTCCAGGAAGTCCAACCGCATCCAAAAAATCAGATCCAAGATCAAAAAATCTTTGTGGTTTGTATTTAGCATCAGAAGAAAATTTCTTCTTAATTGAGCTAAAATCATTTTTTTTGAGAGTCATTATAGTTCAATAATTTGAAAATTGTTGATTGTATCTAACTTATCTTTTGCGTTTGTAAGTTGTTCTACTAAGTTGTCCATTTCTTCTGTGTGTTGGGGGTGTTCTCCAATTCCAACTGGACTTGTGAAATAAACACAAAGTCGTGCTTCTGCGTCTGCGATTTCTGCCTCATATTTTTTTAAGAGGGCTCCTTTTAGTTTTTCTGCAATAAACCTGTTCATATTTTTTTATTAAAAAGATAAATGAAAAAGGGCACTTTGTCTATAAAAAGTGCCCCATTTTTTGTATAATTAAAACGGTAGATCTTCGTCAATTTCGTCATCGATTTGTGGATCAGAGACTTTATAAATTGATTTTAATTTTGTCCCTCCCATAGAAACTTCTGATGTTTCGTCGTTCGAATAAACGTATCCGCCTTTTTCAGAATCCCAACGTGGAGTTTCACCTCTTGCAATTGCTTCTAGATATTCTACAGGTTTTTTAGAATAAACGTCTTCCCAAGTCATTCCATCAGAAACCCACTCAGACATTTGTGTTTCGTCTTTTGAGATTGGTGTTGGGTCGTCATACATTACGGTTTGAATTACCGTGTAGGTAGCTCCTTTTCCAGTTTTTGATTTAGTTAATTCAAGAATTAAGTCACGACCATTATCAGGATCTGTAATATCTCCTTTGGCCTTCCAAATTGGAATGATTTTATCAAGGATTCCTTCTTGTTTGTAGTTGTGTTTAAAACGCCAAAATTTAACTCCGTCTTGTTCGTTATCTCTATCGATTACTTTAACAATGTAAAATTTACGAGCTTTATATTGTTTTGCTAATTCTTTATCGGACTCACGTCCTGTTGTCATGAGTTCTTCGTAAACTTCATTGAGTGGTGAACGTTCATTGTCATTTTTAGCCGGATCATAAAATTTTTGCCATTTACCATCAACTTGAACTTCGTGGAACCATACTTCTTTAAAAGGTGATGATCCGTCTGTTGTTGGGAGAATTCGGACTCGTCTTTGTCCTTGTTTTTCATTGTCTTTCAAAAGAGCTCCGAAGTATTTTTTCATTCGATCTTCAGAAGACATTTTTGAACCGCCTGATGTGCTGTTCTGTGTTGATTTTTCGTACTGAGCCAGTACTGCGTCTAATAAGTTTGTCGCCATGTGTGATAAAAATTAAAAAGTTTATATGTCAGAAATATAATTGTAAGTTAACCAAATGTCAAATGGGTAATAAAAAAAAGTCACTAATTGTGACCTTTTAAATTATTTATAATATATGTCAGGATTAGATGGTTCAATACCGGCGTCAAATGATTTTTGAACCTCAGATGGGTCATAATTTTGAACTTCATCCGACGTTAAAACATATTCATTTTTTCCTGATTTTTCCATTTCAGGTAATTTATCTTCAAAGAAATCAGAAAGTTTTTGTTTAAAAGGTCCTGAATCTAACGATCTTAACTCTAATTTTTCTTCAGGAGTTTTTGGTCTGAACTTATCAACTTTAATTTCAATATTGTTTAGTTTTTGGACAAGTTGATCCATTTCTCCTAATTTACTTTGTAAAGTTTCTAATTGATTAAATAAGTTGTTGAAGTATTCTTCTTGTTTGTCGGACATTGTTTTTTGATTATCTACTAAATCAGTGATGTCAATTTCTTCGATATCTCCTTCCTCTTTAGTTTCTTCCCCACCTTCAACACCAACTTCCTCAACATCAGGATCTGTTGCAACATCAACAACTTGTGGTGAGGCGTCTGCCGGTGGTGGTGGAGGTGGTGGGGTTACAGCCGCGTCTGCCGGTGGTGGTGGGGTTACAGCCGCGTCTGCCGGTGGTGGTGGAATTTCGCCTTCAGGTGCCGGTGGTACTTGTTCCATAATATATTTATTTATATCATTGTGCCTTTTTATTTCTTCTAATATCTTGTTACTAATACTCATCTTTAACCATTTAATAATGTTTTTATACCATGATTGGTTTCTACTTGTATCTTTTTAAAAGTTTTCATGGTGTTATCAACTCTTTCTATAAGACCATCTTTAATTCTAACGGTATAACAATCACCAGTGTCCAAGTCACAAACTTGTTTTGTACCATCACCCATGTCTTTTTCAGAAACTCTTGTGTTTTTTCCAAGATAGTTATCTAAAATTAATTTTACGTTGCTCATAGTTTTTTTATTATAAATATACGTTTAAACAAAAATGTTTTGTTAATTTAATGAATTATAAGTATTAATTGCTCTTTGAAATTTTTCGATTAATATATTTTTATCCGTTTGTGTTAAATCTGTCCAAATATTTAAATTTTTTGTGGTTGGGTAATATCTGACATATAATTCAGCTAGTTCAGATGATGCGGTACCAACAGTCACGTCCCTTGATAAGATACCCGCAATTTTGGAAATCGCAAAATTTAAAAATGTATTAAGGTCTATAAAACTAACAATTGGATCGTTCACATTTGTACCTCGATTTACACAATAGTATTTTCTATTAATGTATTCAAAAAATGCGTCTCCATAATATTGTTTTAGATCAATAGTGCTATAGTTGTTTTCATAACTTTCAAAACCCTGTTGTGTTGAGGAGTCGACATATAAAAACGTGAACAAAATTGTTGCATATTGTTGTAGTTGGGTCGTATATCCATACTGACCTAATTTTTCAATTATCGTGTTTTTCATTTGTCCAAACGTCACTTTTGTTTTTAAAGGTGATTCTACTAATGTGAATCCTCTATAAAACTCAGTAATTGCAGAATTACAATCTTGATTTGCCGTTAATGTTTGTTCTGCATTTATATTAGACATTATTTTATTTTTTTCTGCAATAACGTTATTAGGATCGCTGGCCTTTTTGGTTTCGTTTTCTTGTATTTGTTCTTGTATGCTTGTTAAAATTTTCTCATTTAATGACTGAATAAAGTTTTCAATTTTTGGTAAACTATAGAAAGGTTGTCTTATACCTTCAAAGGTTGTGTCAAAACCATTTTCACTAATTCTATGTTTTACACCAGTTATCATGTATGGACCAGAGAACAAAGGTATGTTTCTAATATTAAAATACATTGTTGGTTGTATTAATGCATTTCCCATCATATCAATTGAGCATCTATAACTTCTATTTTTATATAAATTATATAATGATACACTTTGTGTTGAGGATCTTCTATTTCTTGATAGATTTGCCATTTGATTTAAAACCTCCAAAGATTCTGCTGTTGGTTTTCCAGGGTCTTGGGCGACATCAAATTGTTTAAATATTTGTTGATTTTGTAATGTTATATCAACATTAAAACCAACAACTTTATTTGATCTAGCCCAATCTGTTTTATTTATTTGATTTTCTATTAATGGATTATCACTAGATCTTCTCAAATCAAAAGCATCATCTCTATATCTATAATCAATATTATCATTCATTGCCAAGTGTTCACTTGGTTTACTCGCATAAACACAAACATATTTAGGCGAACTATTTCTGTAATCAACATTTAAAAATGTACCAAACATAGAATTTGCAAATTCGTCACTACCATCAGGTCTTGGGACCGGATTTTTTTCTGCATTTTGTACATTATAAAAATTAATATAAGATGGTAACATGTAAGTTACAAAATTATTATATTTCAAAACACTTTCAACAATACCCAACATTGTATTTTTATATAATGAACCTTCAAGTAGATCTTTAATTTCAAAAATATCGACAAGAATTTTGTTTCCAACATCTCTCGATGCTCTATCTAATAATAAAACATCTTCAAATAAAGTTTTGTCAGAAAAATCGTAACCTGAAATCCAAGTGTCATTTAATGTTTTAAATGTTTCCCACAATTCAGTTCTAGTTTGTTCTGTAAATCCGGCCTCTAAATTTGCCTTAACATTACCCTCTTGTGACGAAATTATAACTTGAGGTAATTGTCTTCTGACTGAAGGCATTAAAATAGATAAAATATTATTAAGATAATTTTTACTTTCGATTAAATAATCGTCCATTAGTGAGTAAAACTCATTCGCAGTTAAATTTGGATTTGCAATTTTTTGAGTTGCAAATATTTTAATAAGTGGTGCAAAATCTTGGATATTTTTTTCGTTGAATCCGGCATTCATAACGATGAAAAAATCTGTTATGTATGACCCATTATTACCATATTTTAATTGTGGTATTTCTGAAAATCCTACATATTTTCGTAATGTTTTCCAAACGTCAGGGTTCTGAGTTTCTGATTGTAATAAAGTCACGCCCGGTGCAATTCCATCACCAGGTAATGAGTTTTTTATATATGGATCAATAGATATTGGTTCCTCAATAAATTGTGTTGAAAATGTGAAAAAACTTTTTCTATCAAATCCTGATGGGTTTCCGTATTTAAAAACAACATTGTATTCTAGAAAGTTTTTAAGTACCGTTTGAAATGTTTCGTTTTGACTATTTGTAATATTTTCAAATAATGTTTGTGGTGTAGTTCCTACGGGAGTTTGTACTTTCATCAATTCCCTCATTAATTGTTGAAAATTTTTGTAAGCCTTATCACTTGGTGTTTCAGTTGAGTTTAATGTTGTAACATTTTGTTGTGTCAAGTCAGAGACATTGAAACTTATTGTCGGTGGTATTGTATCTGTATAGTCATAAACGGATTTACTAAAATTTAAAAACTCTTTTTCAAAAAGATCCAAAGTATTTAAATCGAATGCTGAAAACATTTCATCAATTTTAGAATATTGATTTTGGTCACCAGTTATTCTGAAATTTTCTTGAGCTTCAGAATTATTATTTATATTTTTAAAGTATTGGTCAGGAGCGCTCTTATCAACTTTATTATTGTCAAAATAACCATATTGAGAAGCATTCCAATATAATCTTATTGACCCATTGAATACTGAAGGGTTTTGGGAAACTTCGGTTCTCATTATTCCATTTTTAAAACACTCTGAATATGTTTGATTAATGTTGGCGCCAAAAGAAGGGAATACAAAATAATCTTCTTTGTTATTTTCTTTAACCGCCATAGACCAAGTATTTAATCTTAATGTTCTTGTTATTTGATTAGGGTCAAAACCTTGAGGTTCGTATATACTTGAATTAGGTGTGCTAAACATAACTAAAGTCCCGTTGTTTATTAAACTTTGTATGTCTGAACTACCAGGACCATTGATTATTGTGTTTAAAACATTAAATGTTGTTGTGTTTGCAGATTGTGATGGTGATATCGTATAAGTACCAATACCTCCAGTTGTACCTGTTACTTGAGATAAAATAGTTGTTGTACCCGAAATGTTCGGACCTACTATTTGTGAACCGCCAGATAAAATATTATTACTAATGGAAATGACTTGCATTGTATTTCCTGATATGGTACAAACACCTTGAACTATTGAACTTCCTGATAATAACTTAACCCCTTGTATGAATACATTATAATCATCCATTAGTTGAGGATAAAACCCAACGTTCATATCTGTGAATGGTGCAACTCCGGTTGTTTGATCACACACGATATTTCTTTGAACTCCTCCAATTAGTAATTGATATAATTTAGTAACATCAGAATTTATGGAGTCATAGTTTTTTGCATAATCAAAATCTTTCCACACATCATCTAAAAAGTCAAAACCAGTATCAATCCAAGTTTTATATCTATGCCAAATAGCACCATATTTTAAAATCCATGAATAGGGTAATTTGTGGATTCCTCCAAATTTTTTTAATGTTGCTAATATGTAATCCAATGAAATTTCAGCACCACTTTCATAAGTTTTATATTTTTCTTTAGTGGTTGCCAATGGTAAACTTTCTAAAAACAAATACGCCGCGGCTTTATATGGACTTTTTTCGTTTGGTCTATATCTAAATTTAAACACACCATCTTGTATTGCATTAATAAAATATGGTGTATTCATCATTGATGTGGTTTGTTCTGCAATCAACTGACCATTATAGTTTGTATATCTAAGATTCCCTTCAGTAACAAATTGATTTGTATTTGTATTTGTCTCATAGAAAGTTTTCAAATTGACAATGTTTCTATTACCAACTAAATTAAAAAAGTTAAAATTACTTATTGGTTTTTTTTCATTAGTTTGATCATCAAACTGAAAATTTGTTATTGTTTTTTGAACTCCGTTATATTCTATTACACTATCGGTTTCGAATGATTCAGTTGCAAAATTTAACGATGATCCGTTCGCTAAATAATCTTTATCCCAATTTAAATTGGTTAAAGGATAAATGTCCGTAAAATCAAAAATATTACTCGCAGGTGTTTCAGAAACATAATTTTCTATGTTAATTTTGTTACTCGCAATAATTAAACTAACATCAGGCTGTGACTTTGTATTATTTAATATGTCTTGATTAAACAATACCGATGGATTTTCAACCTCACTTTTAATATAAGGTGTAACAAAATTACCTCTTATAAAGTTTTGCCAACTCTCACCTTGACCTTCATTAGAGATATGACGTAAGAAAATTTCAAAATTAGTTTGATCTATTTGGTACTCTTTTAATATTTTAGAAAGGTATGGATTTGTTTGACCTAAACTTTCAATCATGTTAATTGATTCGTTTTCAGCGACAACATTATAAACCGAAAAAGGATATCCTGAGATACGATTTAATTTCGAATAATACGCATTCAAAATAATTCTTTCGTATATTTCATAAAAATATTTAGATTGTTGTTTGTTTTGGAACACCTGATTAGACACAGGAAAATCAATAGAGTTTAACGATATTCTTCGTGGTCTATTCGCCTCGTTAGTTTGATTTGAGTCTAGTTTTGTAAAATCATTATCCCTATACGTATAACCTTTAATAAATTCTTCAACAAACTCAACCTCAGGCCATACCTCAGGTATGTATGCTCTATATTGTGTTGCAACATCAGCGGCGCCAGGATAAATTATTTCAAATTTTTCTTGATTATCAGAACCAATAGTTTCTTTAATCACTTGTGGCCATGGATAAATGGGTTCGTTATTTTGTGTTGAGGTTTTAACATCCACACTCGGAGCTGTTGTCGATCCTCCAAAGATTGCGGCTCTTCTGTATTGGTTTTCTCTTTGATCCCACGCCTTTGAATGTACTTCATCTAATAATCTTAAAAACGCTTCACCTTGACAATAAAATATTGCCAATATATTTCTAACCGTTGGTATAAACCCTAAACCATATTCTTTGTTATTGAATTGTACCTTTAGGTTATTCATAATTTTTTCTTCGATTTCTTTCTTTTTAACCTCAGCGTCTTTAGCCATTTTATTGGTCTTTTCAATAAAAGACCCTGGTCCTTCGAAGTATAAGAAATTTGGAAAGGTTATATTTGAGTTTCCTATAGTTTTATTTATAATATTTAACCTACCTTCTTTATATGTTTTGAATTTGACATCATCTTGATCGACAAAATTGACTGATGGATTTAGACTTTTATAACTTTTAACCCAATCAATGTCAGTCTTTGGGTTAATAGGTTTAACAAAAACTTCAGTTTGTATTGTGTTATCAATTGAAGACGAGTATGTTGTTTTAGCGATTGTATATGATCCTGGATTTTTACCTAAAACTGAATTATCGTTTAATTGTTTATTGTATGTTATAACAAGACCTTCAAGTTCTTTATACCACTTAGGTCTGTCTTCAAGTTTAATATTTTCTAACCAAGTATATACGGTTTCACCATTCTTAGTTATATATGGATTTTTTGTGTCCATGTACCTATTAAACCATGAAGTACCGGCACCAAAATAAACTTTTGTCTGATAGTTAATTAAACTATTTTGATAGTTACTTACATCAGTAAGAACTCCCATATTTTCTTTGGTAAATTGTTCTAAAATATTTTTTATAAACTCATCTAACCTATATCGTAATTGATTTAAAGTGATTTCAGGAAAATCATCATCAATTAAACCTTTTGATTTATAATCAGAATAAATTTCTTTCATTTTTTCATAACCACGACTAACTAATACAGATTTTTGGCCAGTTTCTTTTATCGAATCATTTGTTTCAGTTTTACGTGTTACGGTTGTTACCAAATTATTATACATATGTGGAACCGCCATTAAGGCTCCAAAATTCACATAAGATAATAATGTATATTTATATCCAAAAAATTTAAGTCGAATTAAAAAATTATGAGATGAAGGGTCAAAATTTGATGTAAATGATTGCAACATCAACGGATATTTTATCGCTTTACCGTAATACCCTTTCAGTGTTAAATTAAATAAAGGATATGGTAATTGGAAAAAAGCGGCATATGGCGAGTTATTACCTGCCTCAAATAAAGTTCTACCTTTAACGTCTTCTAAAGTCATTTCAACCACAGGAAGAAAGTCCATTCCCATTGAAATGTTTATGTCTTTAATTCCTAACAAACCAGTATCAACAGCACCTGGCGTTCCATTTGAGTATGTACTTTGTGTAATATAATAATCGTCAGACTTATTTGGATTTTTAACCGACTTTAATGAAGGTTGATTAACTCCTTTACCTTGTAAAGTGTCTTTACCTGTCAACTCATCAGACCAACTTGTATCATAAAATGTTTTAAATCCAGGGTTTAGAAAATTTATTTTACCTACAGATATTGTTCTTTGTTGGTCATTTAGTGCGGTACCTACAGCTAATTTTGTTCTTGGTAATACATTACATTCCAAATTAGCGTAATAAACTAAGTCCTCTTGTTTGACTAATCTTTCTTGTACATTACCTAAATTATCGACAACTCTATTTGGGTCAATTAAAGTAATATTATCGTAATCATATTCGACAAGTATGTTTTCATTACTATCTACCATAATAGAAGAAGTGGTTATTTAAATTATTTTTATAATCTTGTAATGATGCTACTAATGGAAATGGAATTGTCAATACCGCACCATCAGGAATGTTGGTTTCTAAACCACTATATTGGGGGTTTGCCTGCATTATTAACCAACCAAAAAATGGTGTGTTATAATATTGTTGCGATATTTTATCAAGTCTAGATTGACCCACAATATAAATGTGTGCTTTATCACTACTTTTTGGTTGTAGAGTAATATAGGGAACAACGGTTTGTTGTCCATTTATTAAAAAGTCTGAATATCTGTTAAAATATTGAAGTGCCATAGTTTTAATTAAATGTTATTTTTCCGTTGAAAGTGTTATTATCGTTTAAGTTTTGATTCGCATACAAATCTTTTATTTTATTAGTTTTAACCTCAACATCAGTTGTTGGTGGTGTAGTAAAAGTCACAAGGTTATTAATAGAAGGTAATATATAACTTTTAATTGAAACGAATTGCTTGCTTGTTTCTATATTTGAAAATAAGTCCTTTTCTTCCTTATAGTAATTTTTATACCTTGAACTAATATTATCAATAATTTCTTCAATAGCGGTAGTTATGCCTTCCTCTCGTTGTACATCAGGACCACTAGTCAAATCTGTAAATAACTTTTGTTTTTTTGTTTCGTCTGTAAATATTTGAGACATGACCAAGTAAAATCTATCATCTTCTACGTTGTTAAACTTATATGATCCAACATCACCCAAATCCTCATCAACATTCAATGTACTATTGTCAGTGTTAAATTCTTGTGGTAGGTTAATTTTAGAGTCCATTAATTTAGTAAATTCATCTAATATTTTATAAAAACTAGCAACACCACCTGATGGTGCGGTTTTACTCAAATATAAATAATTTACGGATTCGTTTGAGTTTACGTCTGAAAAGAAAGTATCACCACTTAAATCATATATGATTGGGTTGTTTGTGTCGATTAATAAACCATCCAATTTATTAACAACAACATCCATTTTTCTCAAAGTGAAATTTAAATTCTCTTGTACAGGCACAAAATCATTAATTGTTAAATTAACAGAATTAGCAATTACACCATTTTGATCTTGTACAATTTTTTTAAGTTTTTCTTCAACTTCTCTTAATGTTTTATTTTTATAATTAGCATTATCAACTACCAATGCAGACATAATTGGGTCTTTTCTTTTATTAACATCATCTTTAACTCTGTTAACTAAAGTATCAATCAAGGATTCAACATTAATTGGTTTTCCATAGATTTTAGAATCAGTAGGTGTTGTGTATTCGGCCAATTTACCACTACTATAATTTACTTGTTTATTAACCATTTGTAGAATACCAAAATTGTTTTGATCTTCTATTTGTTTCATAAAATTAAAATACGCTTCAACGTAGGCCGTGGTGTTCGCTTGTAATTCATCAAATAGTATTTTATAATCTAAAGAATTTTCTCCCGTTATTGTACCTATTGTTGATTGACCTTTTTTAGGTTGTGGTGTATTAACAATAGTAGAGTTTACCGTTGGTAGTGTTAAATTAAGAGCCTCTATAACGTACTTATCATTTATTTCAGTACTCTCTTTATCTGTTGATGTTGCTCTTTCATCATAAATTTCTGTATTAGCATAAAAATTAAATGAAAGTGCGTTTTGTAATTCTTGTACAGGCTCTTTTAACCCCATACCACCAATAATATTGAAACCTAAGGTAATTTTAACAATCATCGGTTGAATTCCTATACCCTCAGGGTTCATATCTAAAACAATTGGGTCGTATTGAATTCCTAAGTTTTGTGGTACTATTTTAGTATGGTAAAAATCTCCAATTCTTAAAACTAATATTGGTGGTGCACCAAATGCCGTATTCAAAGCATCGTTATATTTTGGTCTACCATCAGGGCCAATAACAGGTATTGTCTGTCCCGGTCTAACACATTGATTCATAAATGTTAAACGAGCATTTAACCCTTCAGGTGTCATAGAGTGAAATGCCGGATTAAAATATTTTATTTTTTCCTTAATCGTATCGAAAATCATCGGGTTAGTTTCTTTTATAACCTCAAAATAATCACATTCACTAAATAAACTTCTTAATAGTTTTTTTGATATACCTTCTTTTACTTTTTGTTCGATAGTAAGTTCTGCCTGTGGTTTTATATTTCTTATTAATCCTGTTGTTGGTGTTGATACGTCTTTATCGCTTCCAGGATCATTTATACTTATGTCTATTGGTGGGTTTTCGAGTGGTATGTCTTCAACAGTAGGTATAACCGCAGTAATTTCTCTTAGAACAACTCTTCTACATGCCATAGCGGGAACGCTATATTTTTGAGCATTTTTAGTGGTCACTTGTTGTCCATTGACTAATTGTTTAATATCAACGTTACAATTAACCGATGACCCAATGTTACTTTCAGCATCATTAGGATTTGTGTCGTCAGATACTTGTTTAATAATTGATATTACTTCCCCTTTGGGCTCTTCAATAAATGAAATTTTTCCTTGAGTTCTATATTGACCAAATGTTTTATTATCAGAAGTGGGTTGTGTATCAAACCATTTTATAACACTACTTAATCTTCGTTGTGATAAATTAACATTATATTCTTCTGTATTAGGTGCTGACGCAGATCCTGTTAATGTTATTGTAATTGTTCCTCCTTTTTTAACAACAGCATCGTCCATTATTTTTAATAGGTCGCTTTGTATTTTTTGAAAATTGCCTTGAACTACCTTACTAAACATCTGTGGTATTCCTGATTTTTCAAATTCATCATTACCAACAAACACTTTTTCAGGTGCGTTATCAGCATAGTCCGTATTTTCAAGTGCTAAATATTGATCGTACCAAATATTAAATGGTTGAGTTGCAACCGTGAGTGTTGTTTTCGGATCAGGTAAATCGTTATGAAAATAAAATCCATACCCAACATACTTTTGGAAGTCTTGATTACTTAATTGTTGATTAGATGTTGTGGTATTACTACTTGATCCATTTAGGTTTACGTTCGTATTAGCTCCCGATGAGTTACTACTATTATCGGAACCACTAGCGTTAGATGGGATATTTTGTAAAGTCTGAACGTATTCCTCAGTTGTCAGTCTTGGATTATTTAAGACTTGTTGATATGTATATAAATCTTTAGTTGGTATAGTGTTAAATTTTGTCGCCAATTCGTATAGATCATATTTAATACAACCAGCATAAAAAGAATCAATTATCGAATCAATTCTTTCTTTTGCAACACCTTCTAATTGTTTTTCAATTATTGTATTCATCATTGATGGGTTATCCACAATGATAGTCCAATTTAATGTACCTGATCTAGCCGTATTTTTATAGGTGTAAATAGGTTCAGGTCTACCAAGAAAAGAAGTTTCATTGAATGAAGGTCTTGAATCGTCACTGAATTTTAAATCGTATGGTGGGAACCACATTATTCGACCACCATTAGGTCCCTTTTCGCACACAGGTAAATCATCGTAAGTATATCCTGGTCTATCAGATGTTCTCCACGCCAAGTTCTCAATAGAGAACATATACTTTTTAACTTTACCATTAACAATATTTGTTGATCCTGGATTTCTTAATGGTGCAATATTTAAATTATATGTGTTGTCAAATACTGAATAGGTAAATTTTCTACCCGAGTTTACAATACCATCTGTTTTTTGTAAATCTGCATATGTAAAATAAGGAGTATCTTTTTGAAACAAACGACAATATTCTATACCAGCCTCCTGACCTGTTGCTTGATCCGAATAGGACAATACTTGAGAACCTTTCGTTATTTCTTTATAACCATCATTAAACACTTTAGATATTTGATTAATTGCGTTTCCAACGTGTTTTAACCTTGTTTGACCTTGTACTTGATCTGCCGATTCAACTAATCTTTGAGTTTTATGTAAAATAGATCCGGGTTCAAAGTCAATGTCGGTTGATCTATATCTATTATAGTCGGCTTGTATTTCGTTAAATTCTTCGTCTATGAATTTAGGATCGGCACCTACACCTACTTTCCATCCCGCGTTTGGATTAAATTTAGGAGATGTCCAAACTAATTGTCCTGTTATGCCTCCATCATTTGTGTATGATTTACCTGCCAAACCAAATTGTAGTTGACCTATATTACCTTCATATAAAATACCTAATTCTTGAGGCCCATAAACTATAGACGCTTCTTGTTGTCCAAATTCATTTACAGGTACTTGGTTTGGTGGTGAGTCAATTAAACTAGGTTCTGCATTAGGACTTCCAACATAATAACCACCCGAAGCCAAAGTATTTTGGTTGACTAAATTTCCAAATATCGCAGATATTCCTTGTATGAAACCTATATTATATGATGGTCTATATTTGTTATAGTCTAATGAAGCAAATAGTATTGATCTAGTACCACCTCCAGTGTTAGCAACAAATATTTCGGAAGGATTTCTTGTTTTATTTAATATTGGTGATAGTAATCCTCCTGTTAAATTATTAGCAACGTTTAATGCGTTACTTGTTTGTTGTGGATTAGTATATGGATTTATTTCATCAAAATAATCACCAGGGATAAATGAAGCCGGAAAATATGTTCCTGTTAGTCTGTTTGCCAATGTTACGGCAGCTAATACAGGATTTTCGGGTACGGTAATTTTCCAATTTTTTTCAAAAAAGGGTTGTTGGCCTGTTGCCAATAATGATGCTGTAAACGGATCAGTAATTGTGTCTAAATTTACAAGTCCAACTGTATTTTGAAGAATTTCTTGATTAATTCTATCTTGGAACAATTCCTTTAAGGTCATTGCCCCTATTTTCATAAGGGGACTATCTTCAGATAAAGGTCCGTTACTTCCTAAAGGATTATCCTGAAAAACAACGTTAAATGTTGAGTATGTTGACCAATTCCAAAAAGGGTTAAATGAATATGGTGAAAAGTATTGGTTAGGTAATTGTAGATCTGTTATAACAACTAAATCTTTATATCCTCCCTCTGGTCCGTATGTATTTTTCAAATATGCCGCTTCAATATAAAATTCATTAACAATATCTAAAACTGTATCATTAGGTGCGTATGGACCCTGATTAGTACCTTCAGGATTATTAGTAGATGCAATAGTATTAATCCCAATAGGTTGACTAAAACCACCTTCGGGTCCGTATTCATTTAAAGGATAAAGAGTTTCTGCAAAAACATTAGTAGAAACTAAGTTATTTGGTGAATCAGTAACATTACTAACAGTAAGATTAGTTTCATAATTAACCGCAGGCTCTGGAGGTGTATACGAACCTTCAACATTATATGGTGCTAAATTTCTTACTAATAGTTGTCTTCTAAACAATTCAGAGCCCGCAAAAGAAAGTGTACTTTCTGACATCTTTTTATTTTATAAATACAAATAATGTATTTTTTTATTGAGGTAACTGTTCAGAGCCTACAGCGTCTTTTAAAGTTTGAATACCATCAATAGATGTAAAAAACGTTTTCAACATATTCTCTAATTCAGCTATATTAATATTTGTTCCGTCAGATTTTAAATTATAATTCAAATTAAGGTCAATTTCTTTTTTACTTTTTTCCGGTTGTGTTGTTTTTATCTGTTCTTTGTATATGTTCATAATATCTTTTAATGCCGTATTCATAGCGTTTCCAACAACCTTTTCAATATTACTAAAAGTCTCTTCTTCTAAAGTTATTAATTTTTCAAATGCAGCAACACCAGCATCAGCCAAGGCTCCGATGTCATTTGTTGTGACTGATTTTATAAGACCTCCCTCAATATCACCTTCTATTTCTGAAACTTTTTTTCTAACATCTTTTGACCCAAAATTTTTGTTTGTTTCAACCGCCAAAGATCTTGTAAGTGCAATTGCCGCACGTTCACCTCTCATTTGTTCATTTGTGGTTATCATACCTAAAACCGTTTTTCCTGCGTTTGCGGCAATTTGAGAGTTTAACATTTTTAATTGATCTAGTTGGTCTATTGCCAATTGTTCTATTGTTTTAGATGATTCCTCTTCTTGTTCTCTAAGTTTATCAACATCTTCAGGTGTTAATTGATTAATTTCTTTTAACAACTCAACACCTCTTTCGTCTTTAACCGCAATTTGAGCTCTTCCATCTTTCATTTGTGCCATTCCTGCAATTAATTCTTTAGTTTCTTTATCTGCGGTAAAACTAGGGAATTGTATTTTTTTCATTTTTTCATCGAACTCTGCGGCCTTTATAGACATTTTCGTTAACTCACCAATAGAAATTCCCGTTTGTTCCGCGATTTCTCGTAAACGTCTTTTTTCACCAGGCATTATTTCAAATTGTTGAGTTTTTTCATTAAACTTTGTAAAAGTTTTAGTTAACTCAACTAATTGATTTTGTAGTTCTGCGGGATCATTTGCTGCTAAATCCATAGTTCTTAGAGGATCTAATAAGTCTCCTGCGGCAACACCTAATCTTTGTAGTCCAGCAGCCATATCAATAGCCCCTTCGGGGTTGAACACTTTTTCTGCGAAATTAAATACGGTTGACATTTCAACACCAAGTCTAGATGCCTGTGCCGCCATTTTAGTTAACCCATTAATTCCGTTTTCAAAATTATAGATATTCATTTTATCTAAATTTGAGACAACCCCTTTTGAAACTGCTTGAACCGATACTCCTACGCTTTTTGCATAATCAGTAACTTCTTTCATTATGTCACCCACATTATATATTGATACACCAACTTCTCTAAAATTTTTCGCTAAATCTTCGAATCCTAAACCTGTAATTTGTGAAGCGGCTCCTATTTCTCTTAACGCTTCTTGTCCTACAACACCAGTTGTTCCTAAAGCATCACCTAGTTTTATTATTATTTTTGCAGCATCTTCTTGTGATAATCCGAACATAATTAACTCAGGTGCTAAATCTGCAATGGATTGTTTAAATTCACCAACACGTTGTTTTGAAACTCCGAATGCATTTTGTATTTCAGTGGCCTCAATTTCTAAAAATCCCATAGCATCTCCTAAATCCATATTATTTCTGGTTTCTTTGATTGCGTCATTTATTTTAGCAAATCCAGGTAATATACTTTCAGTGTAATTTTTTAAAGAAGAAAAATTTAGGTTAAATTTACTTGATGTTTCTGAAAACGCCGATTGTACTCTACCAAATTTTTCGTTGGCAGCCTTTAATTCTTTCTCTAACTCAGCAATTTTTTTTTCTTGTTCTGTTTGTGGCATTTTGGGTTTTTAAATAAATATTACTTGTTAAAGTTTTGATAAAGTTCAACAATTTTATCAATCAAATACTTTCTTTCATAAGTTGGGATAGTCCAAAATTCTGAATATTGGATATTCAATTGTTTGTTTAAAACAAAAAACTCGTCTAATAAATGGGTTTTATACCCCAAAGAAAGGCCGAAAAAATTCCACCCCAAAGGATATCGAGAACGATACCTTTTCTCCAGACGGGGCGTTTGTTTCTTTTAGTAATTCCAATCTAGGTTCATTATCATTTAAGAATTTTCTTAAAAATTTGGAATCCGCGATTGGCATATTTTCACAAAATGTTGAGATTTTATTTCTATCATCACTACCGTCCATTGAAACAATATGCTTGTTTAGTTTTGTGGTTACTGTTGGTGGTGTTCTTTCTGATGGATATGAATCAATTATTCTATCAATTTCCATAGTGTCTCGTAATGTTAAAGGTTTTAACTTAACTTTAGTTTTAGAAATTGGTAATTCAATTGTCCATGTACCATCTTCATCAGGTTTAACATTTGATCGCTTTATATTTAAAGCGTCTAAAGCGAAGGTATGTGGAAATCTTTTATTAGTTATTGGATCTTCCAATGATATTTTGTATTCAGGTCCAAATGATGTGTTTCTTAAAAAGATTAAAATTGCTTCAATATCTGTTTCTAATAAATCTTCGGGTCTAATGTCTTTCTCGTATAATCTATTTCTTAATAAAGGTAATATGATAGATTCTTTAATACTTTTTCTTGACTCAACATTAGAAATTATGTTTTCGTCGGCCGCGGTTAAATAACCAACCCTAACACTTTTCTTTTTGGATGTGTAAAAAATACCACCTGAAGGAAGTGTAATAACATCATGTGGTAATTTTAAATATTGATGTGCTAAAGTATATTCATCTTGATTTTGCATAGTATTTGTATTTTAATCAAAAAATAAAAAAAAACAGTACATAGTAAAGTGTACGGTTTTAATATTAAATGATAATGAATTTTAGTATACTAATACACAACGATCCATTTGGATTTGACAAGTAACTCCCGCAATACTTTCACTACTATATGAAAGTGAACCTCCATCATATCCTAAAAGAAATGCCCCCTCTAAAATCCATTTTTCTACAACAACACCTGTTGGGTCTAACATCTCAAGGTCAACATTTTTTTTGTACCCTGCAGCATATCCCATACGTCCAGTCACAGATTCAGCACACAAACGAATCCATTCCATAATCGCTTGAGAAGCTGAAGGACCGATAGGGTCACGAAATTTAATTGATAACGAATCCCATTTAAATCTACCAGCAACATAGGTTGAAGTATTTAAAAATTGAATTTCCGTAGATCCGATAGTCATTTTAGGTCGAGAGAATGTTTCAACATACCACTCATTTATACCCAATGAAGACGGAAATCTTACTATCCATCTATTCTCCCTTTTCGGTTCGTAAGGGATAGGCATTTTCATTAACAAATCAGCCATTTTTTATAGTTTTTTAATTTTTTTATTTTTTTTATTTTATTATAAATACTATGAAATAAAAATTTTTCTATTTACTTCAATAATTTTTCGAGTTATATCTTTTATAGGCCTATTTTTTTATTCAAATTTAGTTTTCTTTCCTCCTCCAGTATGATAAATGTCTAGTCCAGATTCATCATCAAAATGTTTTTTCATTGTTTGTACATTCTTTAAATCATCATCTGAAAAACCAATATAAGGTGTAAAATAATTAGATATTTTGTTTTTCATAAATGCCTTTTCTTGTAATCTTTGAGATAGGTTTTTAACATTCTTTATAAATTGTCTCATAGCACTGACTTTTAACTCTTCAGGATTGACAGCTGAACCTTCTCCGAAACTTACAGGATGCCATTTACACATCTCCAAATAAGTCTTAACAAGTTCGTCATCAGATAAATCGTCTTCATCAGTAATATCTCTATACTTTCTAAGATTTTTAACAAGTTTTTTTTTATTTAATCCATGCATATTTTTTTGAATTAAATTATAAACCGCGTTTTTTAAAACACTTGGGGTATGTCCTCTTGCGGTAATTATTGCAAAAATAGACCCATTATTAACCGCCTCAACAAAGTCGTCCCATGCCGGTCCTATTGGGGCTCTCATTGCATCGACTAAAAACTTTTTATCACCAGTAACTCTGAAGTCTCTAAACGCGTTTTCATCAAAACTTACAATAGTATGACCCTCATATTCAAATGGTTCATTACCTATCTCAGTTCGGTATTCTGCAAAATCTTCAGTAGACATACCAACACTTTTTCCATTTTTATCTTTTAAATAAATTTTGGTTGGCATATACATAAGATTGTCATCCCAGTCAAAAGCATAATACTTCATTGTTGGTGTCATCTGATCTTGAATTATTTCAGATATAATTTGGTTAACTAAATTTTTGTAATTCATAATAATAAATATCCATATAAATTAAAAAGGGGAACAAAAGTCCCCCTTCTTATTTTAATTATCAAACATCTTATATATTCTCAAAAGACGCTCCCGTAGGTGTGATGTAGAATGTAATATCGATGAATTCAAGTGATCTTGTTGGTTTAATATAAATTTTACCAGTCAATTGATTTCTGTCGATATCTTCAGGGTCACTTGATACCGTAACTCTAAAGTCATATAAACCTCGGTCTCTTCTGATAGCATCTAAGATAGGATTCACCGCATTTAAAAAGTCTTGTCTAACTTGTGCGTCGTTTTGTTCAAACAACAACCTTACAGATACTGCTGAAATCAATTTACGTGCTTGTAATAACAATCTTCTAACGTTAATTCTATCAAGAGCGGATTCTCTAATTTGTAGAGTTTTATTACCCCAAATTACCGTACCAACATCAGAGAAAGTTGCAATCGGGTTAATTCTTCCACCATATAGAATGTCTCTATCTTCTTGAGTTAATTTTTTACGAGCTTTAATACAATTTACAATACCACGAGTGTAACCTGCTGCTGCAAACCATGGGTAAGCAATATTGTCGGTTAATGCTAAGTTTCTTGTAACCTCAGCCGTTGGTGGAATATAGATTTGAGTGTTATTAACCGTATCTCTTGTTAATACCCAAGGATAATAAGTTGCCGTATAGTTTGAGTCAATTCCTGAATCAGACAATAAATCAACGGCTTCAGTTGGGTATATTAGGTTATCATCTCCTGTTGTAGTTGGTGAGAATAAGTTGTAATCAGGACAAGTGGTTACATATAACGAATCCGCTCTATCGAATTCAATCATATTGATTGCCGACTCAACAAGATTCGAGTTATTCATAAAATCAATACCGGGAGTAACAAATACATTAATGTTTGTGGCTTCAGGGTTTGCAAATGTTTGCTGACCTAACAAATATGCGTAATAGTCAGTGTTTGCAAAATCTTGAGTACCATCACCAACAGATATTTGTTTGAATGCTCCCCATCCACTTGCGTTAGGGTATCTATCTGATGGACAAGCTCCCCTTAAGAAACCAGGTCTACCTAATACAAATCTATCGGTATTTGTTCTTGATTCTCTATAGATATCCCATCCGTTAAATCCTCCTTGAACTAATAAAGTAAACTTACGTGCGAATAATCTGTAGTAGTCGTTAGCAGGGTCTTGAGGATCATTAATGAATGAATAATTACCACATACAAATCTTGGATTTCCACTTGTACTAAATCCTCCACCTATTGTAATACCTGAAGCATTTTTATCCATATGGAAACCAGCCGATCTGTAGTTCCAATCAATACCATCGATATCACAACTATTTACAGGATTTCTCTTACCAACATATTCAAAATATGAAGAATCCCATCCGTAGAAATTACCAATACCTAAGTATGTTCTTCTGATATTATCACCACTACTTACAATAACATCATCAACGCCAGTACTTGTACCGAAAGGTGGGTTCCAGATTGGTTCTCCAGGGAAGTTGTATTTTGATTTAATAATAGGAAAAGATGGTTGAGCTCCTTGATATAATCTAAAGTTAAATCCGTTGAACCCACAAGGAAGTGCGTCAATCGGTGCGTCCTCATTAATTTCAACCATAACATATCTCGAATTTAAAACGTATTCACCATTAAATGTACCTATTTTAACACCAATAAAGTTATTTTGTTCAGGATCCATACCACAATTTGTGAATTTCTCAAGTACAACAGGATTTGCATCGGTATCGAAATAATCTCTAACTAATACCGTAAATGTACCATTCGAGAAAGATAGATCAACAATTGATATTTTAACTAATGTGTTAGCACCATCACCATCAGATACGGTATAGAATTTAAATAGGTCATAAACCTTGTTACCTCTAAGTTCAGAAACTAACCATGGGGAACTCGGGGTTTGCCATCTATCTAAATACCACCCAATTGAATGAACGTCACCGCTTTGAGCAGAATCTAATTCGATTAGGTTTGGATTTAAACCTCTAATATAACCTTTTCTCCAAGAATAGTTTAACCATGATTGGAATCTTTCTTCACAGAATAAAGGAACTTCTAATCTTGGTTTTTGGAAGTTAGTAACGCCAAATACTTTAGTAATATACTCAGGATCGTTTTGTAAGAAAGACGTTTCAAAAGTATAGTTTTGTCCGTATCTGTTTTTAGCGTTCACCGCAAATGTTGCGTATGGGTTTTTAAGAACAGATGAATACTGACCTGCCATATTTAAAGACACATCTGTTGTACCAGTAACTTCGTAAGTTGGGTTTTCATCATTAGTATATAATGAAACTCCTCTAGAACGTAATGTACCAATAACAACATTATCATATTGAGTGTAAGATGTACCTGTATAATAATATATTTTAACGACCAAATTACCTGAATAACAATTAACAGGTACAGGTGATGGTGTTGGTGTAACATTCACTTGTGGTGAAGGTGTTATACAAGGATTTTGTGCCGAAGGTGTTGGTGTCGGAGTTGCTGACGCAATTATCGTAGGTGTTGGTGTTGGAATTGGACTGTAGTTTTGTAAGTTTTGTACTATACCAAAGAATGAAAATCCTGAATACCCAAACCCAATTGCCTCGTGGTCAAATAAGGAATAATACCAAGAATCGTTAAATCCTGATGATAAATTATTCTCAGTAAATGGAATTGATGGTACTTGGAATACATTTGTAGTTCCTGTAAACCCTGTCATTGATAAGTGATAATAATCTTCATCAGCAACAGAACCAAAGTAATAAATTTTTTCATCTTCAGCCAAGAATGGTGTAGGACTTGTTATTACATCAAATACCAAATCTTGAAGTTGAGTTAACAATGTTGAATTTCCACCTTGTGGTGTTTCATAAGACTCATTTAATTTAACCAACAATTCTTGAGGAAACGCCGATGATGATAAGAATGACACCGATGTTGGTGAATCTGTACATGCGGAAAATGGAATTGAATAACTTTCCTCCCTTGGAATTAAACAAATTGGATCACAAGGATCTTCAGGTAAAGTCCCTCCACTTAAACACCACACATCAATTGTAGATGGGTCAACGTTGGCCGTTGTTGTTATAGACCAAGACGGACCTGCGTCATATCCTGATAAACCTAATATTCTTGTTACGAATAATTGATTAGATTGTTGTAAATATGCTTTAGCGATATAAGCCGCTTCATATTTAGGAATTTGTGTATTCACAAATTTTTCTGGTGAAGTACCTCCGAAGTATTGAGTAAATTCATCAAAATTAGTGATGAAAATAGGTTCAAATGCCGGACCGATAATAGTTTCACCAACGATCCCCAAAGTTGTAACACCAACGCTTTGAGCTACAAAACTCAAATCTACCTCTGATGTATAAACTCCAGGTGAAACAAATACTTTACTGTTAGTTGCCATAATTTATTTTTTCCCGATTAATTATTTTATTTTCTTATAAATATTCATTTATTAAGCAAAAACTTTACAAAACAAAAAGTATTTATATTTTGGTAAGATTTTATTCTGACTTTTTTCTACCATTATGTCTAAGGATAATAAGAAAATAAAAAATTTGAAGATTGACATCTCAGTACATGAGATACTAAAAAAATATTGTGATAAACGAGGAATAAAAATGTACAAGTTTTTAGAACATCTAATTTTAGAAAAATGTACTGAGAAAAGAGATATATACGGAGAGTAATTACAAAAGATCTTCAGAAAACTCTAAAGTAGAAACCAAATTAGTGTCGTTTTTCACAATATCTATTTTTAACAAATCATTGGTGTTAATTCGAATTTCGAATAAATCCGAACCAAAATAAAAATCATTTATGTATATATCGTATGAAGATACATTTTCGGACTTTATTAGTGACATATTACAAGTGTATTCAAATTCTTTAGATAGTTCATTAACACCTAATTCATAATTAAATGTTGTTGATTGTGGAATATTAGGTATAGGTCTTTTTTGTTTTTTCTTTTTTGTTTTACCATCAACCTCGAACATCGTGAATGTTCTTGAAATTGCGGGACTGACTTCAAAATCATCCTCATCTAAAAGAAATCCCATCATTGTAAAATCATATTTTTGAATATAATATTTTCTTTTATCAACATCCATAACAGATTCATCCGTCATACCATCATTTATTATAGGAATATAATGACCTTTTATAACTTGATATGCCTGTCTTGATGCAAATGTTTGATTTATGTTTTGATTAAATTTATTTATTTCTCGCATTCTGTTACAAACAATCGCAACTTGAAATTTAATGTCGACAGGTATTGGCTGAGGTATTTTGTATATGTCCATTACATTTCTTTGTCCATCCCATGTTGGAACTTGCATATAATAATAAGTTCTTCTATTTGGAATATTATACATTACCGATGGATTATTTCCGTATTTAACTTCAGGAATTCTAATTATAGTTATAAAAGGAGGTTCTACGTTTTTATCTATGTTTTGAAAATCCCAAGTCTCAACAAATTGACTCCAATTTTGACTTGTAATTAAAATGTCGACCACAGGTATTTTGGTACCTTCAACTATTGTCTCTAAACTTTCTTTGACGAAATCTAAAAATCCTCTGTCCAAATCCGCATGTAGTAATGACTTAGGTAGATAAGTACCATCATTAGAAATCATATCGGCAATCTGATGTCTTCTTGCCAATAATGTTTTTGGGTAAGTCAAGGGAAGATATGATTTAACTTGTTTTTTCGGAAGCGCCATAATTAAAGAGCTCTAAATTCGTCAGTACCGACAGGTGATCCAGTTATGGTTCGATAGAAAGGTTTATACCCTTTATAAATATGTTTTAAATCAGAATATACACGACCATCGTCCACTACGGTATAATATCTTACAAAATTTTCACTATCGTAATACCCAACATAATCTCCCAAATTTATGTCAATTTCTAAGTCATTTAATGTTTTAATATAAACAGACATTGTAATATTTCCTGGTTCGCTTTGAACTATTTTAGTAGACCCAATTTTTGTGTTTGTTGGGGCAACTATTTGAACGTAAGCATTAAATTCGACAGGGGGTAAAAATTTTATCCCGTCTTTTAAGACTTCACCATAAACATCATCAATTTTAATTTTGTTTTTATCAACTCTATATAATACGCAAGTAAAATTCATATCTCCTACCAACCACTCTTGTCCCATGCTGATCTCCAATTCAAAATCACTGTCACCAAAAAATTTACCTAACCTCGTTATAGGAACATTACTTTTCATTTGGGTGTTTTATTGATAAATATACATTTTATTGTTATTTTTAGTGAAAGACTTGAATTGGATAATATATCGTCTTTAGTTGAACACAAAGCTCTTGAACTACTTGATTCTTATAGTGGTGCAAATAACTACATACTTTTTTTAAAACAGAAAAAAGAAACATCCAAAAAGTTTTATCCTACCCGAGCCCAAGCAGATTATATTATAAATTACTTTGAAACAACACCAAAGGTTGCAAGAAAGTGGGTTGAGTTAGACACCTACTTCGCTAAGAAATTTGCCGAAGAAAAATATTTGTTACAAACTCCTGAAAAAATTTATATAGAAAAATTACTCGTAGAAAAAGAAAAATCATATCACGTTTGGGGAAAGTTTTTTAAAAAGGACCAATTGTCTGAATTTTGGGTCCCCAAATCAGCACTTATAAAAACACACAATGTTCAGAGTGTTGAAATTGATTATTCAAAGTATTCCCACCGACCGCCATTAAATCATCAAAAAATTGCAATTGAAAGGTTGGTAGGATCCAAAAGATTTATTTTGGCAGATGATATGGGGGTGGGGAAATGCGAGTATGTAAAAAACGAAGTATTTACCCCGATTGGTAGAAAAAAAATTGGTGATTTAAAAGTGGGTGACAAAGTAATTGGTAGTGATGGAAAATCTCATAATGTTATTGGTGTATTTCTACAGGGTGTCAAAGAAACATATAAAATCACATTTAATGACGGATTTTCAATTTTAGTGGGGGATGAACATTTATGGTCAGTATCATCACCAAATTATGGCCAAAATACAAAAAACAAAAGACGAAAAAAATCTTTAGTATTATCAACTAAACAAATGTTTGAGGGGGGTAAAATAAAAGTTAAAGGTGTTGGTCATAATAAGGATAAGGAATATGAAATTGAAACTTACTTCAAGTCAACAAACGGAAATAATAAATGGCAAATTCCTATTGTTCAACCAATTCAATTTGAACGAAATGATAACCTTCCTATTGATCCTTATTTATTAGGTTTAATTTTAGGGGATGGACATCTAACTAAATCATCTTGTGTATTTACAGTACATAGTGATGATTATGATGAATTATTTGGTGGTTTCAATTTAAGTGAAAATAAACAAATTGACAACAAAAGAAAGGGAAATAAATTTATTGGTAGAGACATATTATGTAATCTTAAATTAAATGAGTCTCGTTCACACAATAAATTTATACCAGAAATATACAAATATTCATCAATTGAAAATAGATTATCTATACTACAAGGGTTAATGGACACTGACGGTCATTGTATGTATAATGAACAAGAAAATTTTTCAGGAACCGAATACTCAACAATTTCAAAACAACTTTGTGATGATGTTGTTGAGATTGTTCAAACATTAGGAGGTATTGCGAGAGTTAAAACTCGTATTCCGACATATACATATAATGGTGAAAAAAAGAAAGGTCAGTTATCATATAGGGTTAATATTAAACTACCAAAAGGAATGAACCCTTTTAGATTAAAACGAAAAGCTGAAAAGTACATTGAACCTATAAAATACCCAACTGGTAGATTTATTAAAAATATTGAAAAAGTTGGATTTGAAGAAAGTGTTTGTATTTCAGTAGACTCTCCCGATAAACTATATGTGACCGAACATTGTATTGTTACACATAATACAACATCTACAATTATCGCATCCTTAGAAACAGGATCAAAAAAAATATTAATTGTTTGTCCCGCATCACTTAAAATAAACTGGCAAAGAGAAATTGAAAACTATTCAGATCGTTCTGTTTTTATTTGTGAAGGAAAAAAATTTTCAACCGAACATGATTTTGTGATTATCAACTACGACATACTAAAGAACTTTCACGATCCAAAAAGTAAGGAACCAACCTTATTAGAACAATGCAATTTTGATTTAGTTATTTTAGATGAAGCCCATATGATTTCAAATGCACAAGCCCAAAGAACAAAAATCATAAATAGTTTTGTAAAAAAAATTAATCGAGTGTGGTTATTAACGGGAACACCAATGACTTCACGACCCATGAATTATTACAATCTTTTGAGTATCATCGAAAGCCCTGTAGCACAGAATTGGATGGCCTATGCCATTCGATACTGTCAAGGGTATCAGTTTAAGGCAGGAAATAGAAAAGTATGGAACGTAACAGGAGCGTCTAACTTAGAAGAGTTAAGAGATCGGACCTCAAAACAAATTCTTAGAAGATTAAAAGAAGAAGTTTTGGATTTACCCGATAAAATCATTACACCTGTTTATTTGAGATTACAATCGAAAGAATATGAAAATTTAATGGGTGAATATTATGATTGGTATGATAAAAATCCTGACGAATCTTCATCACTTACCGTACAGTTTTCAAAATTAATGAAAGTTCGAAAAGTAATTGCAAATGAAAAAACAAAACAAACAATTGAATTTGCGGAAAATATTTTAGAACAAGAGAAAAAAGTTATTATTTTTACCAACTTTACAGACTCACTTCGAACAATCTACCATCACTTTAAAAATCAAGCGGTTTATTTGGATGGTAGTTGTTCTAACTCAGTTCGTCAACAAGCCGTCGACTCATTTCAAAATGACGATAAAATAAAAGTTTTTGTTGGTAATTTAAAGGCGGCTGGTGTTGGTTTAACATTAACATCTGCTGAGGTTGTTATTATAAATGATTTATCATTTGTTCCTGCAGAACACGCACAAGCGGAAGATAGGGCATATCGTTATGGTCAAAAATCAAACGTGTTGGTTTACTATCCTTTATATGAAAATACAATAGAGGGTGTGATTTATGATATTTTGAATAAGAAAAAAGAAATTATCAGAACCGTGATGGGTGATCAAATACCTGAAAATGTTGGTGATGTTGTCGAGGAAATATTAAACCTAATTAACAAAAGGTGATATTTATTTAGAAATAAATAAATTATGCCAACAAAATTAGATCAGGACCAAATTAGTGGGTTGAGTGATGAACTTAGTTCGTTAGATTCAATAGATGAATCATTAGAAACAAAAATTTTACCAGAAGATTCAATAAATGATCAAATAGATGTTGATTTACAAGGTCAAATTAATAATCTTAAAACTACTATGTTATCTTTAGTTTTTGAAAATAAATTGAACGTGATGATCAATGGGTCGGATTTATTTGCAATAACACCCACTGAATTTGCGATACCCGTAATTTCAACAACATGGGATTGGCATCTTAATACGGAGATTATTTCTGGCGAAACCTCAAGTTTTTATAGACCTATGATAACAGGTAATTATAAAACGTCTGTAAACTACATAACAAATTTAGGACAATATGTTTTAGAGTCCGATTCTACATTCTTCGAAGTTTCGAAATAATATGAAAGTATCTATCAATTACGAAAATAAAGATTTTAGAAAACATTCTGACTTTGTTAATAAGTTTATTAAACTTCTACAAAGAGAATTTCCGTTAAAAAATGATTTGGAAATATTCTTTTTAAATCAAAAAAAAGGTGCTATGTCAACAGGTAGTAGAAGGTCTGATAACGTTATTAAGGTCTTAGTTGGTGATCGAATGAATAGAGATATCATGAGAACCTTAGCTCACGAATGGATTCACGAACATCAAATGGATGTTTTAAAAAGAGAAAAAGGACCAAACATTGGTGGTAAAAATGAAGATGAAGCAAATGCCTTTGCAGGAAGACTTGTTAAGATGTTTGAGAAAGAAAACCCTGATCACGAACCAAAAATGTATGAAAATAAAGGAATTCAAAAAAAATTAAATTTATTAAACGAATCTATTCTTTTAACTGAAAAATATGAAATAGAAAAAACTCTAATAAATGAAATGAAAAAAATTGGTATTGAAAAATTACCATACTCATATTCATCACTATCTAGGTTTATAGATTCTAAAACAATGGACGTACATTATAATAAACATTATATAGGGTACGTCGATAAGTTGAATAAAGAATTAAAAAATAAAAATGGAAATCTTGAGCTCGATGAAATAATAAAATCGATCAGCAAGTTCAATGATAAAGTGAGAAACAACGCCGGAGGCGCCTTCAATCACGCATTGTTTTGGAAAATGTTATCACCAAAAAAACAAAAACCAAGAGGGAATGTTTTAAAACAAATCAACAAAGATTTTGGAAACATCAAAAGAATGAAGGATGAGTTTAATCAAGCTGCTAAAGATAGATTTGGTTCTGGTTGGGCTTGGTTATATTTGACTAAAGATGGAAAATTAAAAGTTATGTCCACAACAAATCAAGATAATCCTTTGATGGATATTGTTAAAGGAGGTGGGTATCCTGTTTTGGGTCTTGATGTTTGGGAACACGCCTATTATTTGAAATATCAAAACAAACGGGATGAATACATTAAAAAGTTTTGGGATGTTGTTAATTGGAATTTTGTTGAAGAGTTATTTAATATGAAAGCTAAAAACAAAGAATCGAAAGGATCTTTAATTAGTGAGTCAAAAAAAACTGAAGGGTCTATAATTGATTATTTATGTGGATTCGCAACCAAAAGAAAGATCGAGAACTCACCATATTGTAGATTAAAAAAAATTAAAGATGATATGACCGATGAGTTTTTGAAAAACTCTTTAGAAAAAAGTATTATTATTTTAGATAATTTTTTTAGAAATAAAAATGTTGGTGTATTTCCTGCAATTGTAAATTTAGCACTTAAAAATGAGGAAAGAGTTGTAAGTTATTTAAATCTAATTGCCCTATTTATAACTGATGAAGATTATAATGATGACGTAACTAAAAAGACTCTTAATAAATTTAGAAACTCAACAATTGTCCCTAATGATATATCTGATATAACAGATACCGCAAAATTAAAAGAGTATCAAAAATATGAAAAAAGATTTGAGGGTAAATTTTTTAAATATAAACCAACTAATTTGAGATTGAATTATCATTGCAGTGATGATACAAAAGAAAAACTAATCGACACTTTAATGAAAATACACAATAAAGAAGAAACTATTGATTATCATTTTTTTAGGATCGTTGGGTGCATATCTCAATCATTTAAATCAGGTTCGTATTATATTAAATCAGATTTAGAGTCTATTGAAGATTTAAAAAATGAGGATGGAGAAGTTATTTTCCCTAAAGGATCTTTATTTGAGGTAAAAAAAATGGACCCATTTATTGATAGTTATTTATCTGAATTCTTTTCAATTTTTAAACAAAGTTCAATATCGGATAAAAAATCTGTTGTAGGTGATCTATATAATAATTTAATAGATAGAATTTATAATTGGTTGATTAAAAATGCAACGTCAAAAGATTATCTAACTAAAGTTAAAAATCAAATGTCAGGGATTATTTATGATGACGACTTCATTGTACCAATCGAATATATTGAATTGTATTGGTCGAACAAAGGTCAAAAAGGTTGTGACGAGAAAAGAATATCAATTAGGTTTAGAATAAACCCTGAATATAGTAAAATTGTTGGATATAAATTCATAGATGACGATACGTTAAAAACCGTAACGTTAAATGTTCCTTCGTCAGAAAAACAACTTGTTATTTGTACTGAAAATAAATAATAAAGTTATTAGATATTTATAAAAAAACAATCACATGGCAGTTATCAATGAACCAGAAAGAAGTCAGTTTTACCAAAAAGTTAGACACTTATTGGGTGCTCCGTTAAGATCTGTTGAGTTGGAAGATGAAATGATGGATACTCTGTTGGAGTATACAATTGACGATTATTCACAATACGTTCAAGACTGGTTAATAGAGTCTCAATGGACTTCACTCTATAATTTAGATTTGGATACACAATCATTATCAAAAGCCTTTTTAACTAAAAGTTTAGATTTCGAAACAAGGTATACTTATGCATATTCTAAGATAGTGGGTTTACAAGCGGGAGGTGATTGGGTCTTAAAAAAAGATTATGTACAATTAGTCCCCAATCAACAGATATATGAAATACCTGCAGGTAGAGAACTAAATGAAGTACTTTGGTTTACGCCACCAACTTTAAATAATTTATTATTCGACCCTTGGGCTTTTGGTGGTATTGCAGGTGGTGGTATATCAGGACCTGCAGGATATGCTCAAGTTGGTAATATGTCGGGTAGTTACTTTTTAATGCCGGCATTTGACATGTTACTCAGAATGCAAGAGATTAATATTCAAAAAAGAATAATAGCTGGTGAGTTAACTTACAGAGTTACTGCATTACCAGGAGGTAAAAAAGCATTACACTTAATGAACACACCAGGTGGTAAATTTGACTTTGGTAATTCAGAATTAATGCAAGGTAGAGTTTGGTATTGGTATTACGACATTGATGGTGGTGATAGAGACCAATGTTTGAAAGATAATCCTGATATTATTAAATTACCATCTGATGTACCTTTTGAAAAAATTAGTTGGTACGAGTTAAATAATCCCGCACAAATATGGGTTAGAAGATGGTTTACGGCATATTGTAAAGAAACTTTAGCAAGAGTTAGAGGTAAATTTTCAGGTAGTTTAAAAACTCCTGATGGGGATTTGACTATGGATTACGCCGCTCTGGCAACTGAAGCTAAAGATGAAAAAACAAAATTAATTGACGAGTTAATTGGTACGGAGGGTAGATTAACAAGACTTCGTCCTGAAAAAATAATGGAAAGAGAATCTTTATTAGCTGAAAACCTAAATAAACAATTAAAGTTTAGAGCTATGCCTAAACAAATATATGTTATATAATATGTCGATTTTCACTGGAAGACCAACAAGAAAAACAATAATTAGAGGAGACAGATCATTTGTGTATGATACTCATGAAACTGCGGTTATTAGCGAGAATTTCTACGCTACAAATGGTGAAGAATTAATAATTGTTAAAGATGTTAATCAATCAAAAATAAAATTAAATTCTTTAACTACGGAAATTGTAACAATAAAAACACTGACAAGTGTGACTATTATACCCGACATTGGTCGAATAGACGAAGATTGGGATGAAATTTCACTATCAAGAGGAGCTTGTATCAATTTTAGATTTGTGTCAGGAACTTGGTATATATTATCTAGTGATGGTATTAAACTTGACTAAATCATTTTCGGGAACGTATCTTAACATACTATTATCCGCTAACTTATACATGTGATATGGAGTTTCACCAACTCTATTCCAAAACGACATTTCTTCATCCGATATTTCCATAACATCTTCTAACTTATCTTGATCTTCTTCATGAAAAGGTTGTCCATTGATTAGTTCACATTGATCTTTAGTGAAGAATGGTCTGTCCTCAGGGTTTTTAACTAACAATCCGTTTCTAACTACTTGTTTAAACACTACAAGTAATGGTTCCACTCTTTTGTTAAATGTTGCGATTGCTCGTTGGATGTTATACTGACCTTTCATAATTGGGTTATTTTCTAAATCCGAAGGGTCAATACGATAACAATTAAGTTGTATTATCGACTCTAAGTTATCAGGAATAGATCCACCATAAGTATTAATATGTTCTTTAGACCATCCTTTCTTTGGTTTATTAACTTTCTGAACATCACCGTGTGAAGTCTTAGTTCCGTTATTTACATAAAAGATTACATCACCAAGATTTACATTGAGACCTTCTTTGATAGCAAGTTCCATATGTGCTTGACGAGACATTAAACTTCCTGCCTTTGTTGTTTGTTTACTAAGAATAATATAGTCATCAATACTTTGTTTTACTTTTGCTTTGTTTGCAATATCCAACAAAGGTATTTGTAAATCAAATATCTGTTGTAAATATTCATAATAATACTCAACAAATTCTTGGCCTTCACCATCTAAAAGAAGTTTGATCCCTTTATCTAAGAACTTCTCAATATAAATTGGCATTTTCTTAGATTTAATTGAGTTTCCTGTAAGTTTAATTTTACCTTTAGAGGTTATAAGTGCGTAGTTTTTACGAGATAAGTTAATGCACGCAGGCCATTGTCCGTCGGCATCAAGAGCCATCTCACCTCTCATCGCAAGATCATTAAATTCCATCACATCTGCTTCTTCACCAATATATTCTTTACCTTCTTTTACCTTCCAATTCAGACCTTTACCAACATATCGTCTTTCCTCAACACCATCAGGAACAGAGAAGTTAATACCGTCCGTGTCCATTACAAGAGGTGTATATCCACGATCCATAAAGAAGTTAATCATCATACGAAGATACTGACGACCTGTACAAGTAATCATCTCACCCTTGTCCATATCACCCCAATGAAATACTTGTGGGGCTGACAAGGATCCAAACATTGAGTTTATGAAGATCTTAATTGGTAATTGTTTACGGTCATAAGAAGTTGATTTCTTTTTGTCTATTGTCGCATACTCCTCAGCAAGTTGTTTGTATTTGATACGAGTGTTACGGAAGTAAGACAATAAACCTTTCATTGCACCTGTCACATCACATTCGGGGAATACATCGTGAACCAACTGAATGGACGGATATAGAGACGAGTAGTCAAGTTTTAATACGTTCTTGGAGTATCCTGTTCGAATCAAACGGGAAAGTCCTCCTACAAAGTTCCCTTTGTCATTCTTCGCGGGAATTGCAAGTCCATGTTTATAAGACCATGCCAACATCAACATTTTCCATAATGTTGCCGTTCCCATCGTTGAAACTCTTTCATATGTTGTTGGAAGAAGTGATGCCAACAAAAACGAACCTTGGTTGAATTCTTCGTCAACCAATAGAGTTTCTTCAAGGTCATCGTCAAGATAACGCTCAATAATGTCGTCCCCAGTTGTTTTCAAATATACATTTGAGTGTCTCGAACAAACCTCATCAATCTTTGTGTCTACACCAACTTTCTTGTATTTACCATTTTCAATGTTTAACCAATACTCTTCTTTCTCACGATACATCGATCCGATTTTATTATGTTCAACATAAACACGATCAGGAGCCTCAGCCTCAATATATTTTGTAATATACTTCAAACCAGCTTCTTTGATGTTTGAGTTGATGGCTTGGGCTCTTCTAACAGAATGTAAAATGTCAATAATGTTATAACCCCACATTTGAGTTTGAGTAAATTTCTCTACCTCGTTTGCAAGTTTCAACATGGACTCTTTTTGTGAAATAGATTTCGCAGGGTTTAAAGATTTTGCAACTCGTTTGATATCAATATTCAAGATTTTACATCTTTCATAAATCCAATACCAGTCGAAGTTGAATGAGTTGTATCCTGAAAGAATTGATGGTTTTTGTTCTTCTATTATTCTAAAGAACTCCGTAATACCTCTTCGTTCTTCATCTTCGTTAGTGCACTCAATAACTTTTTTGAATCCTTTGTTTGTTTTGATTCCAATCATGAAGATACGACCATCCTTGGGTTCAAGTGAGGTCGTCTCAAGGTCGAATACCATCCTCGTGATGTCATTGTATTCCTCGAATCCTTTGAATAGTCGTTTTTCTTTTGAGATAAGGTATTGCTCAACAGGGGGAAGAACCATGATAAGGTCTCTTACATTTTCACCCCAAGGATCAACTCCACCTTCTCTAAAAAACTGAATAAGGTTTCTATAACCTTTCATGGACTTAACAAGAAATGTTAATCCATTATCTAAACGCTCGTTTTTGTCAGTTCGTAGTTTTTCTATAATGATACCATGTTTTGTCATGGCTTCTTTCTGTAGAGCCTTAGATTTAGAATAAAAATTTAGATTTCGTAAATCTCCGACCCAAGCAAAAGATATTAATGTATCTTTTTGGATTCGTTTTCCTTTACCAGGAACTTCTTTGATTTTAAAAATTTTGTCGGATAAGTAATCGTATTCTACGGATACGATAAATTCTTCAGGATCATTTCCCTGAAGAAATTGTTCAATTTCTTCTTGTGATATCATGGTTATTTACTTTTGGTGTATTAGCTGTCGAATAAGGTCGACATTTACCTTCGTAAATAAATATAGAAGTAAAAATTACCTAAATCAATCAACTATTTTAATTTTTAAGAGTTAATATTTACGATAGTTAATACATCCGAACCATCATAGTAAGATAATCTTTGTTAAGATATTGTGTTTAAAAACAAATCACAATTGTAATTTCCGTAAACAGGTGTCGCACTTGTAAAATCCGTATAACTTAATGAAAACTTAATATTGTTAAGTTGAAAAAAGTCCGCAATCGTATTAGAATAAAATCCATCGGCAATCACATTATTATAAAAATATTCACCAATCGTGTTATTGTGAAAATAATTTCCAATTTCATTACCTTGACTAGTACTGAACCCATAACCAAAACGGTCACCAATATTGTTGTTCTCAAAGTAGTTTCCTATTTGGATATACCCAAAAACACCTAAAATTGTGTTACCTTGAAAGTAATTACCTACTTTATTTCCATTAAAATTATATGAACCAAAATTAGTCGGGTCGTCCATTGTGTTTCCGTCAAATATTTCACCAATAACATTTTCATAAAAGCTTAAGTATATTCTATTATTATTATAACCACCACCAATTATATTCCCATAAAAATTAAAATAAGTTTTATTATTATTGAATCCATTTGCAACTTCGTTTTTATAGAACTGACCGTTTATAATATTGTTATTGTATGCATTTCTAATTTAGTTATTTTGAAAATCTCCATTAGTTATTACATTATTTTCAAATTGGTTACCTATATCATTTCTATAAAATAATCCATTAATAATTGTATTATTATTAAAATCATCCCCAACTCTGTTTCTTTGGAAATTAGCGGTAATGTAATTATTGTGAAAATTGTTACCAATTAAATTATCATCAAAATCGTCATCTGTGGTATTATTATAAAATAAATTACCAATTATGTTATTTGAACAATCGTCATCAAATGTATTATTAAAACAAGAGTTTCCAAATGTATTATTTACATAGGACAGATTTCCATAAAATACATTGTTGGACAAAATAAAAGAATTATTATTTAAGTTATCTGTGTTGGCGTAATTACCAATAAAATTATTTATCACAATATCTGATGGTTCGCCAAAAGTTAAATACTCGACAAAACTTTCCGTATCTCCTGTAAAATTAGTTTGTTTGTAATTCAAAGATTTATAACCTAAATCATTTGCCGGTAAATTTGAGGTAATTCCCGTAAAATTCAAATTTAAATTAGATAATGTTACATTTATGTCTGATGGGTCGATAAAAGATAAATAACTATTTACAACATTTTGAATTTGAACATTTGTAGTTTTAACTCCACCAGCAATTGCGAATAATAAATAATGTATTTGAGTGACTCCTATTAAGTTAGAAATAGTATCTATATCGTCTTCGGTTGAAAAATCGATATTGTGTGTAATACTTTCGTCAATTGTGTTTACGATATAGATATGGTTTACGGATGGATCTTGAGCATCTTAAACTGATTTAGTGTAAACAGAATAATCAATCCCACCAAAAGTTAAAGTATAATCATGAATATCCGCCTGACCATCTCTATCAGAACCTAAATTACCATCTATTTCAAAATCTGTAATTGCAATATCATAAGCACTCATCACAAACAAACCAGACTAACAATTTGTAAAATAAGTAGATTCTAAATTAAAATACGAGTCCCCATTTTCTGTTATTATTAGATCAACCAAAATCTCAATTGGGTTGTTGGAATTGGCGTGGGGGTAGGAGTTGGTGTTGGTGTATTAGTAGGTGTTGGTGTTAGGGTTAAAGGATAGGTTTTAGTTATTTGCCAAGTTGAGTCACTTGGGAAAACAATAACATTACCGAATGCATCTTCTCGATTTAAGTTATCAAAATTTTCGTCCAAAGTTACGATCGTAGTTCCAATGATGTCTCCTGTATTTATAGTAACTCCCGTAAAAATAGAAATACTATTTCCAGTGTACGTCCCTAAAATGTGATTGAAAAACATTGCAGTTTCTTACTCAACATTTTTATTAGATTCTAACACATATGTTATTTTAACCGATTCTGAGTCTATAATTGCATTTAATTCTTATATCAATGGTGATGGAGTCGGACTCGGTATCGGTGTTTCTGTTGGTATCGGAGTTGATGTTGGTATCGGTGTTTCTGTTGGTATCGGAGTTGATGTTGGGGTTGGGCTAATAAGAATCGGTCCAGGATCAACACAACACGGAAAATCAACTACATAACAACTCTCATATTCCAAATCATCGGCAATAAAACTTTCTTGAACATTGATGAATAGTTCATCCCTTATTGGTAATATTAAAGTACCTTGATCATTTCTAAAAAGAAATTGTCCTACATATCTTCCTGGTTTGTTTGTATCCTTAGGTGTGAATTGATAATAAACATAATATTCAGGATCAGCATTGGGTTCTATTAATATTTTTTCTACAAACCCTGCGGGTCTTGTTGATATTTTTGGAATTCCAGTTTCAGTATTGACCATTGAGAAAAATATTGCACTTTCCTCAATAAAATCCATCATTTTGTTATAATCACTACGACCATCCTTTACTACTTGCATTTTTAATAAAGGGAGAGTTGCATTTTTTTTAATAAAGAATTCCATCAATAGTTTTCTTTATAAATATTACAATTAACATTCTTTTCTCTCTTCGGACTTATAAAAATCAAATCTATTGTGTTCTGTTGGTGTCATTAGTAACACTGATGAATTGATTCTACCTTTGATAGTTTGTTGATAACAATAAGACATTAGAGTTTGCTCATACGGATGAGTAAACTTTGTTTCTAAATAACACTTGAAATTACCTTCTTTTGACATTATAATTGGCCAATTAGAAAGATAGATTTCGCCATTTGCGTATGGAACCCCATTTAATGATTTTATATTTATAAATTCTAAATTTGGACTATTTGAGTCTTGTCCATGTGTTGGTAAATGTGAGTTGTTAGGCCAACGTTTTTCTCTGATACTTTGTGGTACATTGTACCAAGACCATTGTTTTTCATGACTACCAAAAAATTCTGTATAATTAAATTTTAAAAAATCAAAGTTTTCTTTTTTCATGATTTCTAAAATTTTGTTATATAAATTTGGTACATATCGGTTAAAACCATTTTTACATGTACCTTCTTTTCTGTTGTAGAATAACATATCATCTTCAAAAAACATGTAATACTCTAAATCTGTTTTATCAAAATGGTCCGCAATAAAAACACGACCACCAGTGATTCCAAGATTATCTTTTTTAATGTGAGTAAAACCATATTGATCACAAAATTTTTGATATTCCTCTGTGGTGGATAAATCAGTTGAATTGTTTAATAAAAATTTTTCAGTTTTTTCTAAAAAATTAGAGTCGTAATCATACATCGTATTGACTAATGTCTCGAATTGCTTTGGGCTATTAAATGTTATAACATATAACCCAACTTTTCCTTTTGAAGATTTTTTTATAGTTCTTTTTTTTGTGGTATTTTTAATCTCGACATTATTGTTTTTTAAATTTACGAAAAATGTATATAAAAGACCATCAGAATTAATTTCAAAATAATCAATCATGTATGGATGATTATATAATAAAATAGTAAATAAACTTTCTTCAGTACCCATTAATCCTTTAGATAGTGTATCACCCATCAAGTTATAGTAACTCGTATTTAAAGGTTCTATCATGTGTTTAGGGCCACCAAAAAATCCACCTCTTGCAACTTTATCTACTTTGGCGTTTGCATATTCGTTCATTTTTGAATATTCGAATCCATGTATTTCATTATTTGCATGATACGGAAAACATATGAAAGTAAAATTTTCGAATTGGTCTACTTTTTCTAATATATTATCGTGAGTAAAATAACCCATATTTACGGTATTTGCCAAACCAGCGTCAATCCAATATAATTTTTCAGAAACAAATTTATCTAAAATTCTTGCATCGTTCAACAAATACATTTTAGACATAACTAAAGGATTATACAATTCTAATTTAGCTTGTGTTGAGTCTGACAACCAACTTGCCAAATTATACCAATTTGGATTAGTTCTTATTTCTTGAATTTGTTCGTAAAATTCACCATTTTTAAACCAATCAATATCTCTAACTATAAATTGAGTATTTGAATCGGATCTTCTTTTTTTAACAAAAGACTCTAATTGTTTATCACCAAAAATTATTAAATTACAATCGATCTTGAGTAGTTCATCGAATTTTTTTAAATAATAATCAAAAGAACGAGACCAACCTTCAGATAAATTTCCTCGACCAATATCCCACAGACCAGTTACTAAAGTTGTCTTTACCATTTTTATAGTCCCCCAATAATTCTATCACACCATCCCTTTGATTTTGAATAGGGCCAAACAACCCAATACTTAGGTTTTTCTGAAGTATTAAATTGTCTCCATATTTTAACAACACCATTAGGATCAGTCTTTAATCTGTTTATTTCATTTACATCGGCATCATGTCTAAAAAGAGTTTCGTCTTTCGAGTTATGAAATGCAACTACCCAAAAATCATAATCTGTTTCAGGAACTCGATTTAAATCTAAGTCAATGCAATGTTTGAATATTGACATAAAACTATCCTCCCATTCATTTTCATTATTGAATTCATAAGGGTTTGGTGGGTAATTTTTATCTATGGTATATTGTTGAACCGCTCGTTTAGAAAATAATATTCCGGCATATTTTTCATAATCTTTAATGGTTCTAACGTTTCCAAAATACTTTGACATATCTCCATTAAACGCTTCACCATCAATACCCAAAAGTTGTCGGTTTTTAACATGACAATCTTCGTTTTTTTTAAACCATTCTTTATCATCATCCCACTGCTTTACACGACCTTTTCTTGTGTATTCATGCCAAATTAAAACTTTGTACGGATGAAATAAATCGTAACCATGTGTGTATGATCTTACCGTAATTGAAATCTCTTCTCCATGGAAGTAAAACTCAGGATCATGTTGTACTTCCTTTGAAAACTCACCCAAAGTAAAACAATAATGTGCGGAGTAGAATCTTGCAGGGATAGGTTCTGTCATTTCTTTCCATCCAGGTATAACTTCAGGTAAAAAGAAAACAACGCCTTCGGGAGTAAAACGATCAAATGTCATACGCCAAGGATCTAATACTCTACCTTCGGGATCGTTTTCAGGATCATATGATGAAACATAACCTGTCAATAATGGTTTTTTATAACCTTTATCTTGAAGTTGTTTAATCATAGAGATCATTTCCTCATCCCAATTCTTTTCAAATCTCATATGAGAATCTATTTGAAGGGTGTATTCTTCACCATCATATTGTTGTTGTGTCAAATGTCTTGCCCAACACACACCTTTTGATTCTTTATAAACTATGTTAATAATTTTAAATCTTGAGTCATTTTCATACTCTGATAAATCATCAAAACCATCTTCAGGATGAAATTGTCTGGCAATTGATAAAACCAAATTTTCGGGGTTTTTCGCCATTTCCAACATGTTTTTAATTGTTGGGATAAGTTGAGGGTCTCTGTAAGACGCTATTTGAACGAATATTGTATTCATATTTTTTTATTGAAAATTAATAATAATAAAAAAAATATAAACTAAAATCTATCTATTTATGATACTCAATATTCAATCCACCATAAACACCTAACGAGTTTGAAAGTGGTATTATACAAACCCAAACTTTATCAGGTGTTCCGTCTATAGAAATTCCAGGTCTAAGTTCACTATCTTTCAGTGTAAACATGGTTGAGTTACTAGAATTTCCTTCACCATAAAACGTTGAAATTATAAGTCCTAATGATGAAATAGTTGGGGTTCCATTTGTAATCATATATTGTATTACAGGATTAGTAGAAGCCGAATAACTATATGACACTAAAATAGTTGGATTTTTTTCAAGTGTTAGTATATAGTCGTAGTTAGTGGTTGTTAAAATACTAACACCTAATAGAGTTGGTGATATATTAGGGTAGTCAGGGTTAATTCTGTATCCAATAACAGGATATTTAATTCCTGATGTTGCCAAAGACACACTACTCGTTCTTAATACACCAATTGGAATATTTAATGCGTTTATCGATCCTTCCTGTGATATTTGACTACATATTTTATTGAATTGACCTGAATCCCCATAAGTTCTAATTTCATGTCGTATTGGTTTATTAGGTGAAGACATATTAACATTAGTTAAATTATTAACTCCCCAATTTTGAGAAAAGAAATGTAACACACCATCAATCACCATTCCAAATTTTATTCTACCAACACCCAACCATAGAAAGTCAACAAATATTAAACTTGTTAAACTTCGATCTATCAATGAAGGGTCTATTTGGGTAAAATCCTAAGACATTGTGGCCGCCGAAAAACTTAGGTTTCCGGTTTTCCATACTTGAAATGATATTTCGTTTGTGATACCATTACTTTCTAAAAAGAACCCATCATAATCAGTATCATATTCTGTTCAAGAATTGGTTGATGTGGTGAACGCTCCAACTCTTTTTATTACATTTTCTTGAATTTTGAAGTTTGAGAAGCTTGCTTCGAACAATTGGCTCTTGCCAAGTTGATATGGTGCCTTTCTAAAAGTTTGTCTAATTACATATGAATTACCATATCCACTCATTATTATTTGTGCGTTGTCTTGATCCCACGTTGAAGATGTTGTACCTGTGTTTACTTGATCCTTGAACAATAAGCCATCACTATTCACATGTGTGTCTCTAAAAGACTTGTTGTTTCATAAAACACTTAGTCTACCGAACGCATCTGAATTAGGACTATCGGAGTATTTTACAGCATTATTAAATATGTAACTCATAATTTTTTTATATTATCCACCAATTATTGTTTCTGGCAATTATTGTTAAAGACATAAAATTTGTATTCATGTCAACATAAGAACTACCATCTATTAAATTTAATGAAGATAGTAGTCTTATACCATAAGTTCCACTATTACCCCCCTCATCTTTAATTATTAAAAAATTCCCATCTAAACCGGTCGCATCAGGTAGAGTTAAGTTAACATTACCATCATAGTTAACACCATAATAAGTGTAATTTATATCTAATGTTGCACTTGATGTTGTTATACCTGAAGTGGTATATTTTTTTTCAGTATAAAATCCCGTTACATCAAATTCTACACCTTTATTGTTCGTAAAAGTTGCGATTCCAGTATTATTGTCATATGTTCCTCCTGTTACGTAAGTATCACCACTTAGTAAAACTAATTCTAAAACCTGACCGATAGTTGCTTTATATGACGAACCTTCAGGACTTTGACTAGTATCATCTGGTATAACGATATGTATTAAGTCGGTTGACGTAATACCTGTAGCTAAAGTTCTACTAGTTAAAGTTGCCATTTGTTTTATTATATAAATATAACTTTATTCAAATTGGTAAATTTCACCATCCATAAAATTAAAAGTGCTTAAGTCTTGAAATTGTTTAATTGGTTGGTCGTCACAACTATAATAATAATATTTTTCACATCCGTTATCATCAACAATTTTTAATAAAATTTCATTTACTATATCTAAAGGTGGTGGTACCACAAAAGATATTAAAGGTGGGATTGATGTTGAACCTGAAACCAAAAAACAATATGTGTTGGTTATATCACAAACATAAATGTTGTAAGGTGATGAACCTGATAAAGATATCAGACTAAAGACATTCATACCAAACAAGGATTAAATGATGGTATAGGGATTGGTGTAACCGTTTTTGTTGGTGTTGGAGATGTAGTTGGTATAGGTACTTGTAAGACATTATTACAAGTTGGATCAAAAGTTAAAAACGTATAAGTCTCGTATACCACTCGTGGTGGCATTAACAAGTAAGGTTTTAAAAGAAATGGTAAGGTAACAACACCAAAGTTTATTGTAATGTCATCGTTGTCATGTTTGAATAAAAGATTGGTTAACTGACCATTATAATGGTTACTACTTAATATAATATTATTATCTATCATCTTACTATATAAATACTTTGATAGATAAATTAATGATTACTTTCTTAGTACCTCAGCGATTATATTAATATCGAAAATTGGTTTGTCAAATATTGGACACTCATGGGTAACACCATTAAAATTATAATCAAACAAGTATGAATCAGGTAATTTAATATTATTACCCAAATCTGCAATAATGTTATTGTGTAAATTATATCCAAAAATAGTTGGTGAAGTCCCTACCCATAAAACCGTAGAAGGTAATTTTAAAGCGGCTGATGCATGTTGTAAACATGAATCAATTAACAATCTTTTTTGTGAAACCAATAGTAATGAAAACAATTCCATATTAGATAGTTCATCAGTAACCGCCTCAACATTTTCTAAAATGTTAGATTGATTTCTACAAATTTGAATTATGTTGAAATAGGGCATAAACGCATTTACCATTGATTGTGCAATATCTCGGGGCATATCCCTTGTCCATGAATGAGGAAAAGGTTGTTCAGTTAAAGAGCCACCGTTTGTTTGAATAACCATAACGGGTCTTTCTCTAACCCATTTTTGTTGGGCAATTTCTAATTGTCTTTTATTAAATTTTAAGATTGGTTCTTCGTTGTTATATTTTAAACCAAATAGATTACACCAATTAATAATTAAATGCAATCGTTTATGGATGTGATCTGTTGTAAAATATGGTTCATGTTTAAAAATCAAACTATCCTTACCATCAATATAATCATTATAAAAATATGGTGTCATACCTATTCGATAAACCCGATCAACAAAATCTAAATTTATAAAAATTTCAGGATAACCGCAAACAACAATTAGTTCACGATCGGGGTGATTATTTTTAATACATTGAGCAACTGAGGTGGCTGCAACATGCTTACCTAAACCACCTTCTAAATGAAATATACTATATTTTTTTTCCATAATTATAATTTATAAGTTATATGTTTTTTGTAAATGAAAGCGCTTGATTAACTTTGTCAATAACCATTTCAGAAGTTATTACTCTATGACACTCATTTTCTCTATTAGTACCCATAAATAATGGACAACTACTTGATATATTATTATATGTGTTAAAACATCCATGACAAACATATGGAGTCCAAACTCTAAAACAATCGAATTCATTTTGAACTTTAGTAAAGTTTGCAATCATAACCACAGGCACATCATAAGCCCAAGCCAACCAAGACAAACCTGATGATAGACCAATAAAAACTCTAGACTCTAAAATGTGACTCAACGAAACGTTAATATCATCATTACCATGAATACCAATAACATTTTCTAACTCCAAAGTATTTTCGTATGAAACATTATAAACTTTAAAATTTGACATTACAATTTTATCAACAACTTGTTGCCACTTTTCTTTTTGCCAAGTTGCAATTTTTTTTAAAGATTCAGGAGCGATTGTAATTTTATTATGTTTTACATTCCTTTCTTTTTTTATCACAGGAGGTCTACCAATTTGTATATTCGGTGGTAAAAATAAAGTGTCTTTAGCTGCATATGACATTCCATTTATAGTTTGGAATGTGTTATCTTTATCATACCCAACGTTGATTAATTTGTCAATTTCTAAAAATACTTCTTCGGTTGCACCAACAAACTTATATTTTGGATTTGTTGATTCCAATAAGTGAGGGAAAAAAGTTGTGACATAACAAAATTTAGGATTATGATATTCAACAAATGAATCCAAAAAAGATGAAAAACAAATTGTATCTCCCAAACAAAATGAATCCAAATGGATTAATAATGTTTTATTTTCAAAATTAGAAATGTTAGGATTGTTTTCTTTATATTTAACAAGTTCCTCAGGAGTGTAGTTTCTTTTAACCATAAATAAATTTTATCATTTTAAAACTTATTGTAAATAAAAAACCTCACTTTCAAGGGAGTGAGGTTATTTATAAATCTGAAAAAATACTATTGAGACCATCTAGCCCTACATTTCCAAAAAACATCCGCAGATGGTAATCCTGTCACTTGTAAGATTACGCTACCAGGGAAAGTTGTATAAGTTAGATTTGCGGTGACAGAAGGAGGAAACGTCGAGTAATTCAAATTAATTGTGGGGCCCGATATAGATAATTCAGTAAGAATTGAGGATCCGTCAACCAAATATGCCGATGTAAATTCTTGTGATAATCCCAATGAAGATGTTGCGGTATCGAAAGCATTACACCAAACTTTTACATTGGTAACACCACCAACCAATTCACCTGAAAAGTTTTCGATTTTAATTATTTCACTAAGTGTTGCGTCAGAAGTTAATAAAGTTGAGGTGTTGTATTTGTATTCGTTAATCACAACTCCAGTATCTGTTGTTCCAGTTGTTCTTAAAGCACTATCAATTGTTGTTAATTTAACTACTTTAGTTGATAATTGAACGGAACTTTGATTAACTGAATGATCTCTTACATGTAATTCGATTAGACTATTTTGTTGTTCGTAAATACTATCTACGGTGTCTCCACTTTCTGTTGTTCGTAAAACGATTGTGGAGTCTAACCCTGAATCATTAACTTGAATGAACCCTTGACCATTTTCAGAGAAAATACTGGTTGTGTTTGTCATAATTATATCACCACCTGTATTTGGGCCAACGGTGATAACATCACTTAATGATTGTGTTAGTCCAGTCACGTCAGTTCCAACAACAACAAAACCATTAGAATCAATCCCTAAATTATTTATTGTTGTTCCCGTACTTAAAGTTGAAATGTTTAATTGTGGAACATATACCGTATCGTCAGATGACCCAACTATCGCTGAACCACCCAAAATTACTGAGTTATTAGCGTTTAATGTTGAGTTATTAGATAACACAAAAGATGTAACTCCTGAAACAATATTCAAATTACCAACGGCAAATGAACAACCACCAACAACCGTATTTCCAAAACCACCCCCAATACTTGAGTTGTATTGTACTGCGGTATTATTTTGACCTCCAGCAATTGATGCTCCGTCTAAATATATTTTGTTATTTGATCCACCACCTATGGTTCCATAAGTTGAATAACTTTGGTTACAAGCCCCACCGCCTATTATTGTGCTATCTGAAAATGCAATATTATTATCACCACCAACAACCGATGAAAAGGATCCTAATATTGTATTATTACATCCACCTAAAATTGATCCGTATGATGCGTTTGAATTGTTATTTAGTCCCCCAAGTATTGTTGAAAATTCATAAATTGATGAGTTAAATTGACCACCACCGACAACAGAACATTCACATCCCGCAAAGTTATTATCACCCCCCATGATGACACCATAAGAGTCATCAGTTGTGTTGGCTCTACCACCACCAATAAATGAATATTCAGCACCCGCAAAGTTTAGAGAACCACCAGCAATTGTACTACAACAATTTGATGTCGTGTTACTAAACCCACCTGCAATTGTTGAATTATTACCTGAAGAAGTATTACAATTTCCACCACTTACTGTTGAACATGGAGCACTTGCGGTATTTTGTAATCCACATCTTAGCGTTGATGACGAACCACCAGCAGGATCTATGATTATAATTTCTGCCATAAATATTTTTTTTAAACCCCCTCTTTTTAAGGGAGGGGGGTTGTTTATTTATTTTTTTATTATACGATATATAACTGACCATTTACTGAACACTTATAAACAGAACCTAGTGGTAAAGGAAGTGACGTTTCGTCAGGAATACTCTTAATTGATAAGTTATTAACAAATGTTGTATTAGTTCTATCTGTAGTAATACTATTTCCAATTACGTGAGAACAAACACAAGTAACAACATTCAACCTACCATTAGCACTTGAGAAATCACCTGTAATTATGTTTTGTTGACCACCCAACACAGAAGAATATACACTACTAATAGTATTTGCACAACCACCACCAATAAATCCATAACAATTTTTTGATATGTTATTTGTACCACCCACAACAGATGTGAAGTTAGCACAAGTGGTATTTAAAAGTCCACCTAAAATTGATTGTCCTTGGAATCCTGCGAAAGTTCTATTTAATCTACCTCCTGATATAACGTTATTACCTGCTCCATCGGAAATGTTTCCTGATCCAGAACCAATAAAAGAAAATTGTGAACTTATTGTGTTTAGACAACCACCACCAATAAATGAATTGGTTGCTGTTGATGTCATACAGTTCAAAGTTCCAGCACCGATTAAATTATTTTGACCGTTTACGTTGATGTAGTTACCAAATCCGTTAACAATACTTGAAAAACTACCAACCACTTGGTTAGATTGACCACCTAGTATAGAAGAGGTTGCGGCACCTGAAGCGGCGGTATTAAACGTACCAACAACAAAAGAACATGCTCCGTTGGATACGTTGGATGATCCACTCCTTAAAGTTGAATTGAATCCATTTCCAGCGATCATGACACTGCCAAATGTTCCAATTGGAATGGTTGCGTTACCATTACCGTTTCTTTCTAATATTAGTAGTCCTGAGTTTGAGTTATAAGTACCTCCAGTTACGTAGTAATCGTCAGTTGGGAAACCAGGTATTGTAATTGTTTGACCATTACCATTTTGACCAATAGTTAAAACTCCATTAGAATATGAACCACCCGTTACAAAAGAATCTACGGTAACAAAAGGACCGGCAACAAATGAAGACAGATTATCCATTGTCAAAGTTAGAAGTCCTGATTGGTTATCATAAGTGACTGCCGATAAGAAATTATCTTGTAAACCAGGAATTACTACTTGACCACCAATAGAACCTAAAGTTAATGTGTTTGCCGTATAATCAAAAGTACCACCAGTTATACAACAAAAAGTTAATCCTGTTACTACAACTGTTGATCCGTCAGTGTTTGTTAATGTGATTTCACCATTTGAGTTATTGTATGTACCACCTGTTAAGAAAACATCAGTATATCCGGTTGTGAATCCAGACACGTTGAATGTATTTCCAGAGTTTGTTGTAAAAGTCACAACACCAGTGTTAGCATTATAAGTACCACCGGTTACGGTCATGTCACTCGAAAGTATTCCTAAATTTACCGTATAATTATTTCCATCATTAACTTCTGCAGTTAAATCGAATGTACTTGGATTCCAAGTTAAACCTGTTAAGAAATAATCTGTTGATCCAGGTGCCGCAACAACAAAACCGTTGGCATCAATACCTAATGTATTTATCGAAGGATTTAAAGGTAGTGTACCAATATTTAGTTGTGGGACGTAAGCTGTGTTATTTGCGGTTCCAAAAATATTTTGACCACCTAAAACTGATGAGTTAATACCAGAAACTCTATTGTTGTTCCCAACTACAAACGACTGAGCTCCTGATGCGGTATTAAAATATCCATTACCAACTGCCGCGTATTGATTAAGAGTTGTATTATAATAACCACCATTGACAATTGATCCATACCCATTTGCGGTATTTCCCCATCCACCATTAACGACTGTGGCGTAATTTGTGGTTCTGTTATAAATACCACCACCAATTGTGTCTGCCGTGTTTGTTGCACTATTTGCATAACCACCACCAACGAATGATGCAAGATTAGCGTAGTTAAATGATCCGCCACCAATTGACGAACAATTACCTTGAGCGGTATTAGAATATCCACCTAAAACTGAAGATCCAATACCATTTGCGTCATTACTATTTCCAATTCTGTGTGAAGAACCTACTCCGAGGGCTTTTTGAATTACAGCTTCAGCAATACCTGTGATGTTTACACTACCATTCTGTCTTTGTAATGTAATAATTCCTGTTGATGGATTGTAAGTACCTGAAACAACGTAATTATCGAAGTAACCTTGAGTCAAACCACTTACATTAAAGGTACCTCCAGTGTTGTTTACAAAAGTTATAACACCATTATTTGGGTTATATGTACCACCTGTAATTGTAATGTCGCTAGCTAAGATACCCAAGTTAACCGTATAGTTGTTACCATCATTTACTTCGACCGTAAGGTCATAAGTACTATTATTAAAAGTTAAACCTGTTGTAAAGTAATCTGTTGATACTGTTGTAAATCCTGTCACAACAAAAGATCCTCCTTGATTGTTGAAGAATGTTGCGTCACCTGTGTTATTATCGTAAGTACCTCCAGTTACATAAGTGTCGATTGACGTAAACCCTGTTACAAGTACGGATGAACCATCAGTATTAGTCAATGTTAAGTTACCTCCTGTGAATGTACCACCTGTTAAGAAAACATCAGTATATCCGGTTGTGAATCCAGACACGTTGAATGTATTTCCAGAGTTTGTTGTAAAAGTCACAACACCAGTGTTAGCATTATAA